CAATATTTTTTTTAAATTAATTAAAATTTAATTAATTTATATAGATGATTTTATAGATGATTATATAGATGATTATATAAATGATTATATAGATTTAATAAATTGCCAATTTAAATCCTCGCATATTTTTTCCCATATTTGTTCTTGTTGATGTAATTTCTCTCTTGATTTTAATAATGGAAAATACATAATATATTGATCTTCTCCTAAAATTTCTAAAAATTTATGTAATACATATGAATAACTTAAAAAATTCTTTCTATTCTTTGGAGAATGTTTTAGAAATGGACCTTGTATTTGTCTAAACATTTCTCTTAATTTATCTTCTAACTCAGGAGTTAATTGAGGACTTGATTTACCTGTAATTCTATTTAATATATATGGAATATGTTCATAATACTTATTAATCTTATTTTTTTTAAGAATATTTCTTATTTTATTATAATCTAAAGTTGCCATATTAGTAACTTTATTTTTCTTTAATTCCATATAAATTTTATCAAATATTTCTTCTGGTATTTCTGTTGTTTCTTTTCCTTGACTTTGTGCGATCCATTCATTAAAATGATTTATTCTATTATAACTAAAATAAGATATTTCCTTTGGCGGTTCTTTATAAGATGGTTTTTCATTATCTGATAATATATATTCTACACTATTACATTCTGTGCAAAATATTATTCCATCATGTAATAATTCATTAATATTTTTAGAATTACAATAAATACATTTATCTTCTTCACAAATTAAATTACTATTAATATAATTCTTATCTGTACATTCTAGATATTGGTCTAGTAACTTTGATCTATTACTATCCATATTTATATCTTCTCTTGGCGAACTCTCATTTTTTATTGGATTAAAAAAGTCTAATATTGTTTTTACATTTTTTGTATCACTTTCTTTAGTATTTTCAATTGAATCATAATAATTATATAATATATTAGATGTATCTACTAAATAATCTATTTCTTCATTTTTATTTTTTATATTACTAATATCTTTTTTTAAGGATTTTTCTTTTTGCTTTAAATCAAATAATACATCAGGTGTTTTATTATTTTTGTTATTAAGTTTTTTTTTAATAGAAGATAATTGTTTTTCTAAACTTTCTAAATTATCATAAGTATTTTTAAATTCATTTAGTTGATTTTCATGACAAATATCTAATGTATTTGTTGTTCTTTCATAATTACATCTTCTTTTACTTTTCTTTTTATTCATTCATAAATACCTATTTTATAATTAATCTTTATATAAAAATAACTATTGAAAATATAATAAATTTGTTTTATTATTATAATAATGGGTGGTGGTGTACTACAACTTGTTGCTTTTGGCGCCCAAGATTTATATTTAACAGGTAATCCACAAATTACTTATTTTAAAAGTGTTCATAGACGACATACTAATTTCACAATGGAATCTATTAAACAAGGAGCAATTGGAGATGCATATATTAGTGATACTGAGAATTTAGCACAATTTATTATTTCTAGAAGTGGTGATTTAATTCATAAGATGTATATTAAAGTTGATAGAAATAGAAGTCAAGATAGTAGTGTTAATAATCCAGGTGCTTCTATGATAAAAGAAGTATCAATTGAAATAGGTGGTCAATTAATAGATAGACATTTTGGAGAATGGTTAGAAATATTCGCTGAATTAACTGAATATAATCCATCTGGACATATTGCAGATAGTATTTCACCTGGAACTCTTTTTCAAAAAATGTCAAATATGGGTGGTTATCAATCAAATAATAACAGTAATGAAACAATATTTGTTCCACTACAATTTTGGTTTAATCGTAATCCAGGTCTAGCATTACCCTTAATTGCTTTACAATATCATGAAGTAAAAATTATACTCAAATTAGAAAAAATAGAAAATTGTGAGATAATTGATAGTGGTGGATATCAAAATATAGAACTTTGGGTAGATTATATATTTTTAGATACAGATGAAAGAAGAAGATTTACAGATATATCACATGAATATCTAATAGAACAATTACAAGTTAATAAAATATCTCATAGTAATCAAACATTAAATTTTAATCATCCTGTTAAAGAGATAATATGGGTGGGTGATTCTACTGAAGATAATCCAACAAAATTTTCTGACCCTAAAGGAAGTTTTTGGAATATTGTTTTAAATGGACAAGATAGATTTGAAAAAAGACCTTTAAAATATTTTACTAGAACACAAATATGGCAACATCATACAGGATATGGTGGAATAGGTGACAATATAGATAAAATTGCTGTTTATTCATTTGCATTAGAACCAGAATTACATCAACCATCTGGAACTTGTAATTTTTCAAGAATAGATAATGCAGAATTAAAATCATATACAAGTGATGATAATAATGATCCTTGTGCTGATTGTACTGTTTATGCAATAAATTATAATGTTCTTAGAATTATGTCAGGAATGGGAGGATTAGCATATTCAAATTAATTTTAGAATTAGTTTTAGAATTAGTTTTAGAATTAGTTAAAAATAAATTTTAGAATTAGTAAAAAAATAAATTTTAGAATCAAATTTAGGATTAATTATAAATAAATTTTTTTCTTATTATATATTATAAAAAAATATGGGAGGAGGATTAATGCAATTAGTTGCTTACGGAGCTCAGGATATCTATCTTACTGGAAATCCACAAATTACTTTCTTCAAAGTCGTCTACCGCAGACACACTAACTTCGCTATGGAATCTATTAAACAATCTGCAACTGGTACTGCTAAAATTCCATCAATAGGAGGTAGTAATGAAGCTACATTCACTATCTCTAGAACTGGTGATTTAGTTCATAGAATGTATGCTCAAGTATCCGCGGATTCCGACGATATTAGTGGAAATGCAGGTGCTGAAATGCTTCAAGAAGTATCTGTAGAAATCGGAGGTCAACAAATTGATAAACATTATGCTCAATGGTTAGAAATTTGGGCTGAACTTACTGAATCAAATCCATCAGGTGCAAAAATTGACGCTAATGATGCTGGTGGAACACTTTTCCAAAGAATGAGTCTTATGGGTGGTGTTCAAAATAGTAATGCAGGTTCTTTAACACAAGAAGTATTCGTTCCTTTACAATTCTGGTTTAATCGTAATCCAGGTCTTGCCTTACCTTTAATTGCTCTTCAATACCATGAAGTTAAAGTTGTAATGAAATTAGGGTTTAATGGAATGACAAATAGTCCTGAAGTTAAATTATGGGCAGATTATATCTACCTTGATACTGATGAACGCCGTAGATTCGCCCAAGTATCACATGAATATCTTATTGAACAATTACAAAGAAATAGTTTTGCTGATAAAGACTCTACTACATTAACTTTTAATCATCCAGTTAAAGAATTAGTTTGGACAAACAATACTACTACTACTCCTGACGAATTAGATGCGACTACTTATAAATTAGTATTAAATGGTCAAGACCGTATGGCTGCTAGACCTACAAAATATTTTACACGCGCACAAGTATGGCAACATCACACTGGTCATGGTAGTGTAACAGTAGATGATGCTATTGCAGTATATTCATTTGCTCTTAAACCAGAAGAACATCAACCATCAGGAACTTGCAATTTCTCAAGAATTGATAATGCTCAACTAGTATCTACCGGTACAGCAGAAAGTACTGGTAATATCTATGCTGTCAACTATAATGTTCTTAGAATTATGTCTGGCATGGGTGGTCTTGCTTACTCTAACTAAGCAAGAATTACATAATCTTGCTTACTCTAACTAAGCAAGAATTACATAATCTTGCTTACTTCTATTAAAAAATAATTATATAATCTCGCTTACTTCTATTAAGAAATAATTATATAATCTCGCTTACTTCTATTAAGAAATAATTATATAATTTAGTGTATTTAAATTAGATTTTATAATATAAAATATCCTAATTTCATAAAATATTTTTTAGATTATTTATAATTATTATAATAATTATAATAAATATTAGAGTTATTTTAAATTTTTTTTTTTCTTACTATATATTATAAAAAAATATGGGAGGAGGATTAATGCAATTAGTTGCTTACGGAGCTCAGGATATCTATCTTACTGGAAATCCACAAATTACTTTCTTCAAAGTTGTCTACCGCAGACATACTAACTTCGCTATGGAATCTATTAAACAATCACCAACTGGTTCAGTTGCTGCAGCGCAAAGTGCTACCTACACTATTTCTAGAACTGGTGATTTAGTTGGTAGAATGTATGTACATATGCCAACAGGTATACCAAATAAAATAAATCAAGGTGCTTTGAATATTAAAGAAGTATCTGTTGAAATTGGAGGACAACAAATTGATAAACATTATGGTATTTGGTTAGAAGTATGGGCTGAATTAACTGAACCAAACCATAACGCTACTGTTGGAACTAGTGGTGCCACAACCGGTACATTATTCCAAAATATGTCTGGTATGGGTGGTTCTAAAGGTGATTCTAATGAAAATGTAAATAGTCATGTTCCTTTACAATTCTGGTTTAATCGTAATCCTGGTCTTGCTTTACCTTTAATTGCTCTTCAATATCATGAAGTTAAAGTTATTATTAAATGGGGGGACGCTGCTGCCGAAGTTGATACAACTTCTGAATTATGGGCAGATTATATCTACCTTGATACTGATGAACGCCGCAGATTTGCCCAAGTATCTCATGAATATCTTATTGAACAATTACAAAGAAATGCCGGAATTAGTAGCGGAGGCGCACTTACATTTAATCACCCTGTTAAAGAACTTGTATGGACTAAAGCAGGTGCAACCCCAGCAGATTTAGGAACAAGCCCACTTGATGCAGGAGATTGTCAACTTAAATTGAACGGTCAAGATCGTTTTGCAGCAAGAGATACTAAATACTTTACTCGCGCACAAGTATATCAACATCATACAGGTTGTGGAGGTCTCGTATGTTCTAGTGCTGGTAATAATAAAAATGTAGATTCTATTGCAGTATATTCATTTGCTCTTAAACCAGAAGAACACCAACCATCTGGAACTTGCAATTTCTCAAGAATTGATAATGCACAATTAACACATCCAAATAGTAATCCTGTTGATGTATATGCTGTCAACTACAATGTTCTTAGAATTATGTCTGGTATGGGTGGTCTCGCTTACTCCAACTAAGCAAGAATTTCATAATCTTATTTGATACTCATTATCATTTTATAATGAAAAAAAATAAATTTTAAATAATGAAATATTTATAGAATATTAATTTTTATTTTAAAGTTATAATAATAATTTTAAAATTATGATATACTTATAGAGAATATTAATTTATATTTTAGAATTATTATAATAATAATTTTTAAAGTTATTTTTGTAAATTTTTTTTCTTACTATATATTATAAAAAAATATGGGAGGAGGATTAATGCAATTAGTTGCTTACGGAGCTCAGGATATCTATCTTACTGGAAATCCACAAATTACTTTCTTCAAAGTTGTCTACCGCAGACACACTAACTTCGCAATGGAATCTATTCAACAATCACCAACTGGTCAACAAGGCTATAACCAAACTGCCACTTATACTATTTCTAGAACTGGTGATCTTGTTGGTAGAATGTATGTAGAACACGATGTGACAGCTTCTGGTAATGGTGATGATGTTAGTGGCGTGTGTTCTGCATATGGTAATTCATTATTAAAAGAAGTAACTGTTGAAATTGGTGGTCAACAAATTGATAAACATTATGGTCACTGGTTAGAAACATGGGCCGAACTTACTGAACCTAACCCAACTGGCGAAGTTGGTTCAGTTGATACTTCAGGTGTTAGAAGAGGAACATTATATCAAAGAATGTCAGGTAATACTAGAGGACTTGCAGATGGTTCAGGTGAGATCCAAGAAAAAATGTTTATTCCTTTACAATTCTGGTTTAATCGAAATCCAGGTCTTGCTTTACCATTAATTGCACTTCAATACCATGAAGTTAAAGTGGTAATCACTTTTGAAAATTTAGCAAAATTAGTAAATTGCGATTCAACCAAAATTACTTCTAATTTTGCTTTATGGGCAGATTATATATATCTTGATACTGATGAACGCCGAAGATTTGCCCAAGTATCTCATGAATATCTTATTGAACAATTGCAAAAAAATAATGCTACAACTTTAAATGGTAATGTTACAGCAAATCTTACATTTAATCACCCAGTCAAAGAACTTGTAGTTGTTCCAGATGCATCTGGAACTAATGTAGCTGGAACTGATGTGGATAATGGTCCTGCAGTTGCTGCTAGAGGATGGGCAAATGATGGAAAAATGCAACTTAAATTAAATGGTCAAGACCGTTTTGCTGCTAGAGAAATGTTCTATTTCACTCGTGCTCAAGTGTGGCAACACCACACTGGTTATGGTGGAACACAACAAAAAGATTCTATTGCTGTATATTCATTTGCTCTTAAACCAGAAGAGCATCAACCATCAGGAACCTGCAATTTCTCAAGGATTGATAATGCTCAACTTGCATTAACAGATAATGCTTTAGGTACCGACAATGAAGGTATTACTATCTATGCTGTTAACTACAATGTACTCCGTATTATGTCTGGTATGGGTGGTCTTGCTTACTCCAACTAAGCAAGAATTACATAATCTTGCTTACTCCAACTAAGCAAGAATTACATAATCTCGCTTACTCCAACTAAGCAAGAATTACATAATCTCGCTTACTCCAATAAGAAAGTTTTAATATCCAAAATATTAAAATCAAAAAAAATTAAAATTTATTTTTATATTTACTATAAAATTTTTATAGTACTTTTTTCCATACATTTAATTTATGTTTACCACTTCCAACTTCAATAGGTTTTACTAATTTAAATTCATTTGAATTATGTAAATAATATCTAATTTTTTTCTTTGAAATTTTCATAGAATTTTCATTATTGACTCTATGAACAATACTTCTTAAAGATAATGGTTGGGAGAAATCTAAATCACTTAATTTACTTTGAATAGACACCATTTGATTAATATTAGTAAAAAATCTTTATATATATTATAAAATGAATATTAATAAAGCATTAGTAGAATTTATTGGAACATTTATATTTTTATCAGTTATATTAACAACTGGAGAAGCAATCCCAATTGGACTAGCATTAGCAACAGTTATTTACTTTGGTGGTAAAACAAGTGGCGGACATTTTAATCCTGCAGTATCAACTATGTTTTTATTAAAAGGAACAATTAACAATACTCAATATTTAGGTTATGTCCTAGCACAATTACTAGGAGGTATTACAGCATTACATTTTAATAATACTATATTAACATAAATATATTATAAAAATTACAACAGCATAAATTATATAAAATTAATTCATCTCTTTTATACCTGGTACATGTTTTGAAACAGTCCAGAAGTTATGATTAATCATATTTTGTAGATTCAATAAAATATTCTTATTATCATCATTATTATTATGTAATTGATTTACTTGTGTAAATAAATAAATAGATACTGCTAGTAATATAATTACTGATATAAAATTAATAAAAGATAATGCACTCATTTTTATAATAATTATATATTATAATTTAACTTAAATTATTAATTTTATTTTTATTATCAACATATTTATCATTATTTTTTTCACCATTATTATCATTATTTTTTTCATCATTATTATCATTATTTTTATATTCCTTAATTGTTTTAATCGCTTCATTATATTCTTGCTCACTTACCTTATTTTCTTTTATATTTTTTGGCAAAATACAATATTTAGATTTTTCATTAAATAATCCATTTGAAAATATAATAAAAGCACTAGTTAATAAGAATGATAAGATAATATCTCGTGTTCCAACAAAGAATATAGAGAATAATGTTAGCCTTCTAATTATTTTAAGCTTTAATAAAGCTTGACTACCTTTACTAATATCAAGAATTAAATATTTACTACCTATATTTAATAATAATAATGTTATACCAGATAATAACTTACTTTTATTTAATTTTGTTATATTTTTTAGATTAAAATGAATCATTATTTATTTAATTAAATAATATTAATTTTTATTAAATAATAAATTATCAAATTCTAAAAATACAATAAATATAAAATAATAAATAGCATAAGTAATATTAATATTTGCTAAGCAGAATAAAGTTAAATATAAAAATATCTTAAATAATGGTTCTGGATATAAATCAACTAAATATTTTGGATATATAACTTTTAAATCTAATGAATATTTAATTAGTAAATTAAATAATATTAAAGAAGTTATTATGTCCAATATTTTACTAACATTTATTTTTATCATTTATTTTATATAATTTATTAAAATTAATAAATTATTTAGTTATTTACTTGACTATTTACAGTTTGAGTATATGGAAATTCTTGAACTATATTAGATACTTGTGATTGTATAGTTTGTGGATTAAGAGGACTATGATGAGGTTGACTATGTATTACTGGTGGTGATTGTTGTGGCATTACTTGTGGGTTATATGTTGTATAATAGTGAGTATGAGAAGTTTTTTTATCTTTAAGCATCATTCCTAATTGAACAAATTGCTCTAATATAAATATAAGTAAAACACCACTTATTAGATATAATGCAAAATCCATATAGTGTTTATCAAATTCATAATCAGTTTTTCTAGAAACTGTTTCGGCAATAAATTCATTATTAATTTTTCTAACTTCTTTCTCCTTTGTATCATCATCTTCGTCATCATAAGCAAATTCACTATCATATTTCATTAAATGGTCACCATCAGTTAAAGTTTGACTTTTAAAATCGTAACTATTATACATTTTATCAAAGTAATCAGCATCAACTTCATCTTTATCCTGGAAATGTTCAAATTCCTCTTTTTTTTTATGTTTTTTTAATAATTCTTCTTTTCTTTTAGACATTGAAGTATTGGGATTTTGGTAATCAGCATAATTTGATTGAATACTATAAGGTTCTAAATTCTTTTGTATTTTAGAGTAATTTTTAGCATATTGGTGACATAATGATTCTTTATTTTTTTTAGATTTTTTCTTTTTTGGAAATTTGCTTCCATATACTTCATCTAATGTTGCATAACTACTCATACTATTTATTATTTATAATATTTAATAAATTTTTTATTAACTTAATTAATTTAAATTCAGGATATATTTTTTTTATATTTAATTAAAATTTTATAAATTTACATTTAATTAAAATTTTATAATTTTACATTTAATTAAAATTTTATAAATTTACATTTAATTAAAATTATGATAAATCTAAGATAAATTTACCCTTACTATTATATTTTTTTATTGTATTTTTAAATGGGTGTTCAGTTTCAGTTTTATCTTCATTATAATAATCAAGAATATCTTTTTGATATTCATTATTAAACTGTATAGTTTTTTGTTCTTTTTGTTGTTTATTTTGTAAATTTTTCATTTTCAGATTTCTAAAATGTTCAGGTTCATCAATAGTTTGTTGATTTGTTGAATTTCTAAAATTATTAAAATCTTGTGATTTATTTTCAATATAAAAGTTTTCATTTACTAAGTTGTTGTTTAAACTAGAATAAGCATAATAATTATATGTTGGAATATTATTTGGATCATAGTTCATTATAGGTTTAAATATAGATACATTATGCTGTGTATTAGTTGGAGGTGATAAATTATCCTGATTATCAAAATTTATATTAGACTGGACATTTCTGTCTTTTTGTATATTAAATGATGAAGGATTTGAAAATGTATTAGGAGTTTTTGTATGGTAATAATTATCCTGATTATTAACTTCCCTATAATTATTTAATTGCTGTACTTTATTAATATTCTTCTTTTTTTCAAAAAGTTTCTTTTCTTTTTTATAATTTGATATTTCACGTGGATCCCAAGATATATATAAAAATTTAGGAAAATAATATTTTACTAAAAATCCATTTGCTCTTAATTGTTTCATAATATATGCTGTGCATGTATTTAAATCATATGTAGGTAATCCATATACAAACTCCGGGACATCATAAAATATCTTATATAATTCTTTATCAGAAACTTTTTTAATTTTTTCATGTATTTTATGTAGAACTTCATTATAACAATAATTTTTTCTATTTTTTTTTTCATTTATATTTCTATATAAATCATAAATATTAATTTGTGTAGGCATTCCAACTTCCATTTATTTATTTAAATATTAATAATAATAATATTTTAATGTATTCTAATTTGGTATTAAGTGGTGGAGCACTTAAAGCAGTAGTTCTATTAGGAGCAGTTAAATATTTAGAAGAAAAAGATTTAATTAAACATTTTAAAAATTATGTAGGATCATCCGCAGGAGCAATAATTATATTTTTTCTGATAATTGGATATAAATCATATGAAATAAAAGATATTTTAATTGAAGAAATAAATAATATTGTTGATTTAGATTTTGAAAATATAGATGATTTTTTTATTAATTATGGAATTGATAATACAGATAGAAATAAAGATATTTTAAAAAAATATTTAATTAAAAAAACTAAATTAAATGATATTACATTTATAGAATTTGCAAAAAAATATGGTTTAAATTTTACAATAACTGGAACTAATTTAACTACAAGAAATACAGATTATTTTAATGTAGATAATTTCCCTAATATGAGTATGATAGATGCCCTTGTAATAACAAGTTGTATACCATTAATATATAAACCAATTGAATATAATGATAATTTATATATAGATGGTGGTATTTATAATAATTTTGCTTATAATTACTATAAAAATAAAAATGATTCATTAGGAATTAATGTTACTTATAACTATTCAAGGAAGAATGATACATTTATTAATTACTTTAATAATATACTATTATCACTAATGGATAAAATTATTGAATTAGGATTAGATAATTCAGAAAATGTTTGTTTTATTAATTTTGATGAAAAAAGAAAAGATGGTGTGAATATATCTACTGATGATTTTTCTGTAAACATTAATAATGATATTATAATTGATAATATAAATTATGGATATAATACATTTAAAGAATTTTTAAATAAAAAAATTGAAAATATTAAATCAGTTGATAATACTCAATAATATTATTTATAATATTTAATCTAAATATCTATTATTAAGTTCATTAAGTAGTGCATCTTTACTTCTTTCACCTTTATAATCATTTACATTTCCATGCTTATCAACAATTTTTATTGTTGGAAAACCTTTTACATTATATTGTTTCATAACTTTTGGGTCTTTATCACTTTCAAAATCTAATGCTTTTACATTACTGTAATCATCTTTATCTTTAATTATATGGTCTTTAAATTCTTTCCATACAGGCATAAATTCTTTACAATGACCACACCAATCAGCATGGAATAACATTACATTTACTTTATTATCATCTGTATATTTTTCAGTTTGCTTTGATAAATGTTCATCATATAAATAATATGCTACACATAATACTAGAACAACTAATAATAATTTCTTATTTTTATTGAGAGATCTTAATAATTTATTTAATAATCCCATTTTAAATTATTATTATATAAAAAAAATTTAATTAAATCTAAATTTAATTAATTCTAAATTTAATTAATTCTAAATTTAATTAATTCTAAATTAATTAATTCTAAATTTCAATTATTTTTATATCATCTATATTATCATATTTAAAATAATTATTAATAAATATTAGATTATCTATTTTTGGTATATTAATAAATAATATTAATGAAATATTGTCAAGTTTACTATCTAATTCCTCAAAATCACATAATTCAGTAATTTTAATTAATAATATTCTTGTATCATGCTTTTTAAACTTTTTAATATCTTTAAATAAACTAACTGGATATTGGTGTTTTATTAATTGTTTATATGTTTCATCATAATAATTATCATCTATAATAAATACTGCTTTATTTACATTTAAATTTTCATATAATTCATTAATATTATTTATTATTTCTTGTTCCATTAAAAGTATTTAAATTTAATTATGTATTATTATAAATCATATATTCTTTAAATTAATTATAATGAATGATGTTATAATATATGAGTATGATTTCTTTTATAGTATAAAAGACAAAGTAAATGATTATATTATTAATACTGAATTATTAGATAAAATAAAAAAATTAAATGATTATGATTGCTTTAAAAATAAATATAAAACATGGGGGAAGAGTAGTTATGTTAAAAAAGATAAATTTCTTAAAAGACCTATTATAAAAAAAACAGAGAATAAAGATATAATTGGTTATTTAAATAAAATAACAATTGAAAATTATAATGATTTATCAAAAAATATTATTAATAATATATGTATTGATAATTATAAAGTAATTATTGATAAATTATTTGAAATATCTTATAAACAAACAAATTATTTTAAATTATATTTTAAATTATATAAATTAATTTTATTAAATAAATTTGAAGAAGATAATTTACAATATATAATTAATAATTACTTGAATGATAAATTTCTAAATATTATAAACAATAATAATAATGATTTAGAATTAATTATAGAACATATTGATAAAAATGATCTAAATTATAATGATTTTTGTGATATTAATAAAAATGCAAAACATTTAAAAGGTAAAATATTTATAATTTGTAAATTAATTAAATCTGATTTATTAAAAATAAATAAAAATAATATAATTGAGAATTTAATAAAATATAAAAATTATGATAATGAAATATATTTAGATTTATTACAAATTATAAATAATATATTAAATTTAACAGAAAATGAAATTAACATATTACAAAATTATCTTGATACAAATAATTTTAGAGGAAAAATGATGATTAAATTCAAATTACAAGATATTATTCAAAATAAACTAATAAAAGAATTTTAATTATTCTGTACAGTTTGATTACTATTATTCATAGTTGCATTACTATTCTGTTTAGTTTGATTACTATTCTGTACAGTTGCATTACTATTCTGTTTAGTTTGATTACTATTATTCATAGTTGTACTAGTATTTTGATTAGAAGTATTAAAATTTACAGTTGTAATCCCCATATCTGATTTTATTCTTGCTCTTTTTTCTTTTCTCTCATTTTTTCTTCTTTTAGATTCTATTTGTTCACGTGTAGGTGGTCTTGATAATCGTCGGTTAAAATCTGCAATTCTTCTTTTATATTCTCTTTCTTCTTTTTCTTTTTTATTTATTACACTATTTCTATGTTTTTTTTCATTTTGTGCTCTTTCTTTCTTTTCTTCCTTAACTTTTTTATAACCTATTATATTTCCTATTTCAGATGGAACAACCCCTCGTAAAGCAACTCTAGTATCTTTAATATTTTTTATATTTTCAGGAAAAAATTTTTTTTCGTATTCTGGATATGATGGTGGTATTTCATTAGGTTTATTATTATTAATATTTGCATTATAACCATTATTATTATTTGTATTATTATTTCTTTTTCTTTTTGTAGTACCACCAGATTTATTATTTTTAACCTTTTTATTTTTAGAAGATTTAGACAATTTATTACCTCCACTTTTTTCTTTTTGTTTTTCTTTAATAACTTTGGATTTCTCACCAGATTTATTAGATGTTTTCTTTGTTTTTTTAACAACTTTGGACCCCCCAACTAACTTTTGACGCTTGCTTATATTTGTCATTCTATTTCTTCTATATACTCTTTGTTTTGATTTTTGTTTTTCGGGATTATTAACACTACTTCTCTTCTTAGATATTTTAGTAGAAGTATCTATCCTTTGTTGCGGCGTTGGTGGTGGTGGTAGTGGTGGTGGTGGTAGTAATGGTGTTGGTTGGAGTTGTGGTTGTGGTTGTGGTTGTGGTTGTGGTTGTGGTTGGGGTGGTAGTTGGGGTTGGGGTTGGGGTGGTAGTTGGGGTTGTAGTTGAGGTTGTAGTTGGGGTTGGGATTGTTTATAATCATAATTCATTCCATAAATATTAAGTAGACCAACATTACTTCCACCCGAGTTACCAATAAATATATCAGTAAATTCATTTTTTAATATATTTAATCCAGCTCTATTTAAAGGAGGTCTTCCTTGTTTTAAATTATTAGCAATATCTTGAGTATTTAATCCATTAATATTATCTAGAAATACAAAACTAGAATTATTATTATTGGTACTTTGTTGTTCTATTATAAGATTGTTCTTTTTAGTATTTTTTATATCAAAGTTAATATTTGATATCATAAATTTATAGTTTAGATTTCCACCTCTATAATCAAATACGAACCATATCCATATAGGTTGATTATATCTTATTTCTAAAGATTTATTATTAGCAATAGTTAAAGGCTCTCCATCCAAGTTTGTACCTTGTACATCTCTAAACCAGTTGTAATATTGACCATTAGTATAAGTTTCTGCATATGCAATAGGACATATATACATTCCTTGATTTTCTTCCACATACTTTTTTTTCCATAAACTAAATGTTATGGGATAAACATTTGTTCTTGGTACAGATTGTACACCTCCTTTTTGTTTTATAATTGCTTTTTCATAATTTTCTTTAGAAATTCTTTTAGAACCTCCTTTTTGTGTTTTTTTGTAACAATAACCTTTTTGAGTTTTATAATATTCTGGCATATTTAACTTAATAAAATATTTAAAAATTTTGATAATTTTTAAGAATATAATTAAATTTATATAATTAAATAAAAATGTCAGTTTCATCAAAATCTGAAATAAATATAAAATCAAATACTGATTTAAAAAAAAATATTTTAGATCAACTTAATATTTTATTAAATGATAAAAAATCAAAAGGAGAAACATTTCGTATTAGAGCATATATTAAAGCAATTAATGCAATTAAAGAATATGAAGGACCAATAGAATCAATTGAAGATTTAGATAATATTAATGGTTTAGCAAAAGGAAGTATAAAAGAACGTATAAAAGAATTTATTGAAAGTGGAAATATATCACAAGTTAGTAATATAAATAAAAATTCAAAAATACTTGAAATATTAAATAACATTTATGGTATTGGTCCAAGTAAAGCAAATGAATTAGTTGAAAAACATAATATAACATCTATTAATGATTTAAAAAATAAATTATTAGAAAATCCAAATATTTTGAATAATAAACAAAAAATTGGACTAAAATATTATGAAGATTTATTGAAAAGAATTCCAAGAAAAGAAATGGAAAAACACGATAAATTTATAACAGAATTTATAAATTCAATTGATAAAAATGATGATTTAATATATGAAATAGTAGGCTCATATAGAAGAAATGCTTCTAATAGCGGTGATATTGATGTATTATGTACAACAAAAGATAAAAATATACAATTATTTAATAAAATAATAGAGAATTTAGAAGATGATAAATATATAACAGAAACATTAGCTAAAGGAGATAAAAAATTTATGGGTATATGTAAATTACCTAGACATAAAACAAATCGTAGATTAGATATGATTTATACAGATTATAAAAATTATGCATTTACTTTATTATATTTTACAGGCAGTGGTCAATTCAATATTGATATGAGAAACCATGCATTATCTTTAGGATACTCATTAAGTGAATATGGATTAAAATATTCAAAAGGAAAAAATAAAGATAAATTTGTTGAACATAAATTTGAGAATGAAAAAGATATATTTGAATTTTTAGATATAAAATATATAAAACCAGAAGATAGAAAGAGTGGTATTTTGAAAGATTACTTAGAATAATTAATACTGTTATTTATTACCATATTTATTATTTTTATATGTATATTTTTTTTTACTACCTCCATTCATATTCATATTATTTGAAGGTCTTTTAATATATGTATATTTAAAAGTATAAGTATTATCATTATTACGACTAAGAAAAAAATATAAATCATGAGTTCTTAATTTAGATAATAATATTTCACGATCATTTATAAATGCCATACTATCATTATTATTTGGTATAGTTGGTACTTTTTTAAAAGATGCTACTTTCATTCTTTTACCACTTTTTAGTTCCATACGAGTTGGATTACTTTGTTGTACTTTTGTTTCATTTAAGAATTCATCTTTTAATCTTATTCTTACAACTGGTAATTTACCATTATTAGATTTAATATTATTATTAGATTCACTATTATTATTGGATTTACCATTATTCCATATATTTTTTAATATATCTCTACCAACATTAGTATTATCATTTGGATAGATTAATGTAGATACATTACAATATTTTTTTAAAAAATTATTATCTTTTATAAAAAAATCATTTATCGCGTCTATCCAGTTATTTATATTTTTAGGATTAAATCTTGTATTTAACATAATCCGTCTTGCATTTGTACCTGCAAAATCAGTAATTGATGTAATAATTACTTGTTCACCGCCATTTTGTTTTAATACTGCTTTTTCATAATCTTTTACTGATATTCTACTAGAACCTCCTTTTTGTGTCTTTTTATAATAATAACCTTTATTTGTTTTATAATATTCTGGCATATTTTATTAGATAAAATATTTAAAAAAATCAATTAATAAAAATAAAAATTACAGAGATTAAATATTTAATTTATTAATTAAAGAAGTAAATAATCACCGCCAAAAGCAGTAGGCATTCCATTAACAAACCCTTCTTCAACATCATCTTTCATTTTTCTTGATTTTCTTGTTTTGTATGTTTCTTTCTTTGTAGATGTAAGTTTTACTGGTTTTTTTACTGTTACAGATGTTTTTACTTTTGGTACAGGCACTGTTTCATCATCATCTGTATCATCTGCTCCTTCATGGTCAGTTGTATGGTCATGTTCATCATCCATTACCTTAGATGCTAAATGAAGATTCATATCATCAACAACTGTCTTTAAATCAGACGCAATTTTTTCTAATTTCATAACAGAATTATTTAGACTATTTTTTTCTTCTTCAAACTTTTCAACATCCATAGATTTTTTATTGCTGAAAAGAGATGAAGAAGTTAAATTAAGAACACCTAATAAAAGAGCAAATAATACTAAATATTTAAGAGTTGTAGTACCAAACATATTATTTATAATATATATAATATTTTAATTTTTTTATTATTTAAATTTAATAAATGGAAGTTTGTAAATATCAAAATTGTGAAGTAACAGATTTAATTATGAAATATCTTGAACCATTAATGCAATTATTATCTGTAAATATCACTGATTATAATATGAAATTAAAAACAACTAAATGTTTAAATACAGCAATTATGCTTACATATTTACTAGGAGGTTCTTTAAAAGTAAAAGATACTGAGGTATGTCTTGTAGATAATATTAATAAAAGATATGAAAAAAAGAAAAATAAATTAGAATTTAAATTAAAAGTATTTAATGATCTTAAAAAAGATTTATCTAATAAAAATATTAAAAAAAGATATTTCTACTATATTTTAATGACAAATAATGATATGGAAAAAAGTAAATTAGTTCCTAATAATAGTAGTGATACTGCATTTTTTCCAGGTCATGTATTCATTATAGATAAGTTTCCTTACTGTACAGATTCAAATGTTCAATATAAAATATATCAATCTTATATTAACCAATATGATTTGAAAGGACATTATAGAAGAAATAAAAATACAATGAAATTAGAAAATAATGATATTACTATGATATTAAATGGGATTCATAATATTGTATCTAATAAAGTCTGGAATAAAAATGCAGTTAAATTTTGGAAAAAATTAACATTTGTAGATACTGATAATTTATTAAATTATAAAACTAATAAAATTAATTTATGTTATTCAAAAATTAGGATTGATCATTGTTATGTAAAATTACAAAAGTACATTTATAATAGTATTTTACAAATTGACGATGATATAAAATTAAACAAATTAGATAAATTTGATATTAAACAAGATGAGAGTGAATTTAAAGTTAAACAATTAAGCATTTATCAATTAAGAAATGAATTAAATAAATTAAATGATGAATTAATTAATAAAATAAATATCTATGGTAATTAAATTTATATATATAAATATATATTAATAGTAATTAATAGTAATGAATGTAGAACCTATTGTATTCTTAATTGATTTAGATGGAACTATGATTGGAGATATAACGCCACAATTAGATGAATATTATCTAATTAAAGATATTAATATGAGATTAAAAAAAATAGATGGAAAAGAAATTAAATATAAAAATAAAATATTACAAGAAGAATTAAATAAATATATTGTTAGAAAATATTTAAAGAATTTTATAAAAAAAACAAGAGAATATGATAATATAGAATTATTTATATATACGGCATCATTTGATAAATGGGCAAAATTTATTATACCTCAATTAGAAAAAGTATTAGGATATAAATTTAATCGTCCTTTATTAACAAGAAATCATTTACAAGATAAATATAAATCAATAAAAAAGGTTAAACCATTAATATTTAGATCATTAAAGAAAAAATATAATATGAAAAATATTAGTCAGTTAAAATATATTTTATTAATTGATAATACTAAGAATATTTTACTTGAAAAACAAAATTTAATTAAATGTCCAACATATAATGTAATTTATCCAATAGATTATCTTAGGAATATACCAAAAGATACAATAAAAATTTATTATAATATAATTGAAAATTACTTGAATTTACCATTGTCTTCAAATGTATATGAATTTTATTCAAAATATTATAAATTTCTAAAAAAACAATATAAATATGCAAGTACTAATAATAATAAATATATTAATGATATATATTGGAAAAAGTTAACATTTATATTAAAACAGAATATTACTCATATTTCATATAAAAACTTTACATATATATTCAAAAATATTTAATTTAATTAAATGATAAATTAATATCAATACTAATATTATTTAATAAATTATTATCTTTTTTTAATTCAAATCTAAAATTATTATTAGATTTTTTTAGATAATCAATTATATTTTGTCTTAGAGTTTCTAGTGTAATAGGTTCTCTTTCTTCATTATTATTTTCAATTATAACTTTTTTAATATTATTCTTTTTATTTACATTAGATTCTTTTGGTTTTCTTGGAAATCCTGTATGATGAAGTTCGCATAACCCATTACAATATTTCTTTGGATTTTTACACTTATTTATTCTACATCTTACTTTATAAGAATCATGTTCCACACAATTCTTATACTTATTATTAACAATGTTCATACAATTTTTATACTGACAGTAGTATCCTCCCCCGTGTGTAATGCATAGTCCATTCAACTTAGCAATATGTTTACAATCCTTATGCTTACATACTAATCTCCAACTATTTGTACCATATTTTCTTTTTTTTGTTACTGATTCACCTTTAAGATTAGTTGTTAATCTAAACTCATAAGAGTCTTGGTCATATAATTTGACCATTTTATGTATTAAAATTTTCTAAGGCAAATTCAAAATTTTTTTAACCTATCATTAGATATCAATTATTATTATTTTTTAATTTTTAAATAAATAGTATAAATAGTGTAGATAGTATAAAATAGTTTAAAATTAATTAATATCTTATATATATAATGATTTTATCATTTGATATTGGTATTAAAAATTTAGCTTATTGTATTTTATATAAAGACTTAACAATAAATAATGAGAAGAACTTAATAATACATAAATGGGGAATTATTAATATATTAGAAGATAATGAAAAATGTAAGGATATTTCACTAGATGAAATAGGAACTAGAATGTATAAAAGATTACAAGATGAATTTTTAGAAGAAAATATAACAGAAGTATTATTAGAAAATCAACCAGTACTAAAAAATCCAGTTATGAAATCAATACAAATATTAATAATGGGATTCTTTAAATATGAATCTGTAATATTAGGAAGAGAGATTAAATTAATTAAATTAATTAATGCTTCAAATAAATTAAAATTAGGAAAAAAATTAATCCAATTTAATGAATCCGAAGATATATTAAAAATTAAAAGTAAATATAATAGAAATAAAAAATTAGCAATTTTATATACTAATTATTTTTTAGAAAAAGAACTTTATAGTGATTATAATAAATATAGTACATTATTTAATGAACATAAGAAAAAAGATGATTTATCAGATGCTTTTCTACAAGGTTTATATTATATTAAAAATAACTAATTAATTATTTTTTAATTTTTTTATTTTATATAAATAAATGAAGAAAGAAAAAGGACATCACAATAAAGGAAAAATGGGTCACAACAAAATGGAAGAAAACAAAATGGGTCACAACAAAATGGAAGAAAACAAAATGGGTCATAATAAGAATAAAAAGGGTGGTAAGAAAGTAACTGAGTTTTTTAGATTAAAGGAAGAAGCAAGATTAGCAGATAAACCTTCTTTTGAATATACTAATAAAGATGGTGTTAAAAATACTTATGTTAGAACTAAAACCAAAACAGGAATGACAATTTACAAACAAAAATAATTACTATATTATATATCATATTAAATATTAATTTAGATATTATATCAAACATTAAAAATCTTCTAATATTAAAAATCTTCATCTAAATCAAAATCTAATTTACTATCTTTTGTATTATGAATTTCTGCCTTACTATAGTTACTAACTCTAACTTCAAAGAAATTCTGTTTATCTTCTAATCCGATACGATCCATAAAATCAAATGGATTAGATGTTTCATATATTTTATCATAACCAAGTTGCACGACTAATCTATCAGCAACAAATTCAATATATTCAGACATTAAATCACTATTCATACCTAGTAGTGAACATGGTAATGATTCAATTATAAATTCTTTTTCAATGGCAACTGCATCTGATATAACTTCATGCACTTCCTCTTGTGATAATTTATTAACAATATAACTATATAATAATACTGCAAATTCAGTATGTAATGATTCATCTCTACTAATTAATTCATTACTAAATGTAAGTCCATGCATGAGCCCTTTTTCTTTTAGCCAATAAATTGAACAGAAAGCACCTGAGAAAAATATTCCCTCAACACAAGCAAATGCAATAAGTCTTATAGCAAAACTATCTTGTTTATTTTCAATCCATTTTATTGCCCAATCTGCCTTTTTTCTAATTGATGGTATAGTTTCAATTGAATTTAATAATCTATCTTTTTCTGTTTCGTCTTTAATATAAGTATCAATTAGTAAAGAATAAGTTTCAGAGTGAATAGTTTCAATAGCATTTTGAAAACTATAAAATGCTAAAACCTCTGATACTTTAATTTCAGACATAAAATTTAAAACTAAATTTTCGTTAACAATACCATCACTTGCTGCAAAGAATGCTAAGACATTCTTAATAAAATGCCTCTCATTATCACTTAATTTTTCCCAATCATCATGATCCTTAGCTAAATCTATCTCTTCAACAGTCCAATAAGTTGAAACATGCTTCTTATACATACTCCATATAGCAGGGTATTGTATTGGAAAAAGTACATAGCGACTGCTTGATTCAGTTAGTAGAGGTTCAGCAATTTTTGACATTGTATAATTTTATAAAATAATAAAAATATTTTTATATAAATTCAAATTTTTAAATTATTAAATTATTCAAAAAATCTATAAATTCAATATAATTTTCACCCTGTTTTTGAACAATTCTAATAAATTTATTAATTTCTTCATTTCTAAATTTATTAATTATATTTTCTATAAAATTTCCATATAAAATATTTTCATATAAATTAAATTCTTGCATAATTTCATCAATTGTGATTACATCTTCACTACAATTTTGAATAAATGATATATATATATTATTATAATTATCTCTTTGCATACAATTAATTAATTTAACATCTTTATTAATAAATATTGAAAATTTATTGATATTATAATTTTCTATAAATTTTTCTAATAGTTTTTTATTTAAATTAAATCTATTAATATAATTCTTAATAATTTCAAATAAATTACAAATTTCTTTATGAATCATATAATTTAAAATGTTAATTGTAAATGATTTATTAATACCAAATAAACTCATACTATTTACACTCTGAAGGTGATTCTCATAATTTTCATAGTTCTTTGATGTTAATATATATGATGTATTCATATATGATGTATTCATAATTGAATACTTCGCAATAAAAATTATACTATATAATTAATTTCAAATTTTTATTTCTATTAATTATTAACTAAAACTAGTCTCTATAACTTTACCATGGCTATTATAAATTTTAGATACATTATTATTAACACCATTATCAACATCTGTATTTGTAGAAAAAATTTGTAAAATACAACCAAATAAACCTAAAAATACTGAACATATTATTACTAAGTTCTTTAATTTTCTTTCATTTTTCTTATAATTTTTGATAAAATATATATTTTCTTTTTTATATAGTTGTATTGTATCATTATTATTCATTAAATTAATATAATCTTCTAACAAAAATATATTATCAACTAATAGATTATCTAGTATATTAATATTATCTACACAGTTTTTATTTATAATAGTACATACACTATTATAATCATCAATAGTATTATGAACTAAATATTCTGTATTATTATCATTTATATAAATTTTATTACATATACCATAATTTGATATACAATGTTCTCCACAATTGCATTCAGTATAATCATCCAAATTATTAATATTTGGAATATTAGTTGGATATTCAATGCGATTAATAACATATTCATGAGTTATTATCAATTTATCATTATTTCTTTTTTTAATATCTCTCAATTTTGGAACATTAATACCAAGTAATATACTTGTAATAATTATACATACTAATGAAATAAATGATATACCTTCAAACATAATTAATTATTAATTCTACAATATAAATATACTAATCTTTATGTATTATGTTATAAACTATAAATAATTTATAATTTCTTATTTTTTAATTTCAAATTTTTATTTCTATTAATTATAAATTAATTAAATTTTGAAATTTTTTTTATTATTAACCTAAAATATAAAACTATTACGTTTATATAATATCCGTTTATAAACTAATTTCTAATTATGAATTCAGATATTTTATATAATTACTTTGAAGAATATAACTTAAATAATAATACAGTTTTATTTTGTTTTCTTGGTATATTTACTTTTATTGTATTAATAAATATATATTGTATTATCAGATATTTCTATAAAAAGTGCTGTAAAAGTAAAAGACAAAAATATATTGATCAGAATTATGATAATCACCAAGATATTGACAAGCAATTTTATGTAATAACAGAACCATTTGTTTAAAAATTTTAACAAATATATTTTATAAAGTAATAAAAAATTTGATTAAAAAATTAAATTTAGATTTAATTAAAATTAGATTTAATTAAATTTAGAATTAATTAAATTTAGAATTAATTAAAATGACAAATCAAAGAAAAAAAAATCAAATTAGAAAACAAATAAGAAATAATACTCCAAATATAATTATAGACCACAGTAGTATTGATGATGTATTAATAAATGAATTTTATAATGTATTTAATAAAATAAATAATAATGATAATAATACTCAAAATAAAATTATGATGGATGTATTTTTAAATAAATGGAAAGAAATTTGGATTCAATTATATGAAAATCAAAAAAAATAAACTTAAATTTTTACTTAATTTTAATAAAATCAAAAAACTTAAATTTTAATAAAGTTAAATTTTTATTATTTTATTTTTTTCAATTTTTTCTGATTCTAATTTTGTTTCTAATTCATCTAATTTTCTTTTTTTACATATATTTATATTTTTACATTTATGAATTTCAGGTAAACAACAAGAAGAACAATATTCATTTTTACAATATTTACATTCAATTAATATACTTTTCTTTTTTCTACATTTTATACAACGCATTTTAATTAATTTAAAAAAATATAAATTATATAATTTTTTTAAATTTAAATATAAATATTTAATTATATTTTAATATCAAATAATTATGAAAAATTGGGATACATTAAATATTAATAAAAAAACGATGATTGAAAACTATAAGATCTCAATATTTAATAAGAATTTAAAAGAGATTCATTTATATACATGTGAATTTATTTGTAATAATCATCCAGATTTATTATTAGAAATAATAATTGAATTATATTTAGAATTCTATATTACAAATAATATTGATATTATTAAAAATATTAATGAATGTATTGATATACTTAAGAATTTAAAAAAAAATGAGATATATTTAGATGATAATAGATTATTATTTAATAATATTTCAAATGATTTTTATTATTTAAATAAACCAGATAATATTTATTATAAGAAAAAATATGAGATAAAATTGTTATTAGACCCAGATATACTATTAAATAAACTAAATCAATTTAACTATAATATATGGGATAATATAAGACAATATATTCCATTAGAACAACATAAATATTTTTTAGAATTAATTTATTATATAAAAAAAAAGAATAATACCAAATTTTTTAATTTATTAAATACAATTATTAATAAATTTTCAAAAAAAACTAAATTATTAAAAAATATAGAAACTATAAATCCCGCATTTAAAGATAATTATATAATGATATTTTTTGAATTATTTAAATTCTATAAAAATTCAATTAATGATGCAAAACTAAATTATTTTTATGATTTGTATTTTAATATATTTAATTGGAAACTAAAAAAAAGTAATTTATATAATAGAGTTTCAATTATATTTTTACTATTTGATTTAATTTTATCAAATAAATTAATTAATTCTTCAACAATCCAAAATGATATTGATATTAAATTTATTAATAATATTTATCAACAATTAATTGAATTTTATGAGTTGCCTAAAGAAAAGAAAAAGAAAGTTAATAAAACAAAACAGAAACAATCATCTACAAAACAAAATAATAATGCTAAACAAGAAGAAAATGATAAAAATAGAATTGAATATTTATATACAATTATAGATATTAATAATAAAGAATTACAAAGAAAATCTAACAAAGTTACTAATAATAAAATTAAATTAAAAAAAGAAATAAGAAATAAACCAATTAATCTTCAGTGTGAAGATAGAATATTTAGTTCATTTACAAATAATGAATTTCAAATAATTAAAAATTATTAATATTTTATTATATAAATAATACAATTATGTATTTATCAAGTAAAAGTGGGAATCAACTATATGGTGGAACCCAAACAAATCAAAATATGCCAAATCAAAATACATCGTATAAAAGCAATGCAGAAAAAAATATAACACGACAGAATTTAAATAATCAATTAGAAAGAAGACGAAGTGGAGCAATTGCTAATTTAGCTTTTAATACTGAGAGGAAAAGAAGAATGAATCAAAATGAATCTGGTAGATTAAATAATCAATTAGAAAGAAGACGAAGTGGAGCAATTGCTAATTTATATGCAAATACTGAAAAAAAAAGAAGAATCAAAGAACAAGAACAAGAAATAGATAATGATTTAAGACAAAAAGCTAGTAATTTATCTATTTGGAATAAGACACCATCACAATTTAATAATAATAATAGTAATCTACCAAGTATATTTAATAATTCATCACAACCACAACCACAAGCACAACCACAACCACAACCACAAGCACAACCACAACCACAAGCACAAGCACAACCACAAGCACAACCACAAGCACAACCACCAAAGTTAAAATTTAAAAATAATAATGTATCTGCTAGACATAACAATGGAAGTGTTACATTAAAAAATGGGTCGCGTGTTAGTTCAAATGGAAAAATTATAAATAATGGTAAAAGAAATACTAATATAAATAATATTAAACCAAAATCAAAATCTAAATCAAAATTAGAATCAATCCCAAATCAGAATCAATCAAAATTAAATACTGTATCAACTCTAAATCAGAATGTAAAATCACAAAAGTCGGTATCAATCCCAAATCAGATTGGACTACAATTAAATAATGTAAAATCACAAAACTCTGTACCATCACAAAACTATGAATCAATTCCAAGTCAGATTCAAAGACAATTAAATACTATACCATCTCAAAATCAGAATCAAGTATCACCATCAAAATCAAAAAATGTGATGAGAAATGATGAAAAATTAAATTTTCCAAAAGCTCCAAGTCATCAAGTTATTAGCGGTGAATTTCCACCTAAACCTTTAAAAGCATTAGAGGCAACAACATTAGAACAGAAAGCAATTGTTCTTCGTAACTCAATATTAGCAAGAAAACAACAAGATAAAGAAATAATACAAAGAAAAATACAAAAGATAAAAAAAGAGCAACAATTAAATAAAGGTAAAAATATACCAACACCATTAGTATTAAAAAGAAAAAAAGGCGAAATAAAAAATGAACCAGAAACAATTAGATTAATAACAAGTATAAAAGAAGATAATGTAAATAGAAATAATTCAAAAAATAAAAAATTACAAGATTCCTCAAAACAGAATAAAAAATTAAATATAATTGAAGAAAAACTAAAAAATACATTAAAAAATACAGAATCTAAAACTTCAAATTTAAAAAAAGAAAAAGAAGCAATACAACAAAATTTACAAAAGAAATCTAGAAAATCAAATTTTAATTTTAGTAGATTTAAAAAAATTTTAGATTTTAAATTATTTAGTAAAAAGAAACCAATTAACTATGATAGAACTGAAATTAAAAGATTTCTAAGAACTCCATCTGAATTTACTAATAATAATAATAATTTACCAAGTATATTTAATAAACAAAATTTAAATTCTAAATCTCAAAATTTATTGTCACAACCAAATAATAATTTATCATCACAATCATCAAATGCAACAGAAAGAACTGTATTACAAGAAATGCCAAATCAATCATCACTACCTATATCACGACAACCAATATCACCAAAATCAACTAATAATTCATCATCACAATCATCAAATACAACAGAAAGAACTGTATTACAATCTATGCCAAATCAATTATCACTACCAAATAACAATTCATCATCACAATCATCAAAATCAAATAACAATTCATCATCACAATTATCAAATGCAACAGAAAGAACTGTATTACAACAAATGCCAAATGAATTGCCACAAGAAACATCGAATACAAATCAATCACCACAACAACAATCATCACAACCACAAATGTTAAGAAGATTTATAAGTAATAATACTCGTCCTGAAATACCAAAAAATAATCAACTATCAAAAGAAACATCAAGTATAAATCAATCAAATAATAGAAGTGTTAATATTGGAACTACAAGAGTAATAAGAAATAATAATATACCAACACAACCAACGCCACCTAATCCTCCACCATCAAGTATAAAAGCACCACAACCAACGCCACCTAATCCTCCACCACTACAACCAATACAACCAACACCAAGACAACCAACACCACCTAATCCTCCACCATCAAGACCATCAGTAGTAATACCAAATCAACCTAGAAATGATAAACCAAGATTAATCTTTACAGATAAAAGTAAATCAGGACCAAAATCTCCACAACAAACAGAATTTGAGAAATTATTTGAAAAATATTTATTATTACAATTGGCATTACAACAATCCAAAGAATCCGAAGAAATTACTAAAAAAAATATTAAAAAGGTAGATAAACTAAAAACTTCTATAAAAAATAATGCTAGTCCTAAATCTATTGATAAAGAATTAGATGAATTAGAAATATCAATTACTAATAGAATATTAATAAATAGAGATACAGATAAAATTAATAAAGAAATAGAAAAAATAGATATAAAACTTGTGAAATCTAAGAAATCTACAAAACCTACAAAATCTACAAAACCTAAAAAAAGAAAAAAACAAATGGAATTAGATAAATTAGAAGAATATGCAAAAACTCTTAAAATTACAAATAATAAAATATTTGGTAAAAACTTAAAAATAAGAAAAGATAATCTAATTGAAAATATTGAAAACTTAATAAATAAAGATTATCTTAATAATAAAGGTAAAATCAAAAAGACTATTACTAATAATCAATTAAAGAAAGATATATTATGGAAATATATACTCTATATAAGGTTCCATAATAAAAAACTAAAAATATTCAAAACACTTGGCGCAGGAAATCCAAGACCATCAAAGATGTATTTAATGCTAAAAATAGAAACAGGAACAGGTGATACTTTTAGTGTAACAAAAGATGATTTAAGACAATTTATAAAGTTAATATTTAAAAATAAGAATTTAAAATTACCTTTTTTAAAAGAATTAAACTAAACCCTTAAACAAAGCAATTAATATATTATATAATCCAAATAAAGAATATATTTGACAATTATTATCAATATAAAATAACCAGTACGCTGGTAATATTAATAATTTTTTTGGTTTTAATGTTATTTTAACAAATTGAGTATCATTAATATTTTCTACATCATTAACTTTATAATCTGAAATTATATAATTAAATGATTCTAGTTTATTAGATTTAAATTTCTTACTATTTTTAGGATGTGATATATAGACATTAATTGGTTTTGAATTTGAATTATAAATTAATGAATATAATGCTAAATTCTTATTAACATAATTTGAACTTTTATAATCAACTTTATTTTTGAATATATATTCATATGTCAAAATAACATGAATAAAGTCTATTATATTACTAATATTATCTTGTACAACAATTGGGGATTTTTCATATAATATATTTTGTGTAATTTTATTTGATGATAATTGTAATAATTGAAATTCATTATTGTATTTTAAATTATAATTCAAATAAATTAGAATGATTAATATGATAATTGATATTAACAATGATTTATTCATATTTAAAATTTAAAAATAAAATTATTTAAAAGTTTTTAACATAATAATTATTATATTTGTTAACAATGTCAACAAATCAAGAATCTCCAGTTACCACAACAGTCCCAGTAGCAGAAGTATTGGGTTCTAGTGAATATGGAAAATATGTAGGAAATTGCAAATGGTTTAATCATAAAATTGGTTATGGATTTGTAACAATTGTAAATGGAGATCAAAAAGGTAAGGATATTTTTGTTCATCATACAGGTGTTAAACCCAAAAATAGTCATTTTAGAACTTTGGCAAAAGGAGAATATGTTTCATTAAATTTAACCCAAGGAAAAGATGGGCAACCACAAGGAGTAGACATCACAGGTGTATTTGGCGGTCCATTAATGTGCGATAGTAATGTTTTTCCATCAAGGAACTTCCGCTCGAGGCAAAATGAATCTCCTGAAAGTAGTGAAATGAGGGATTAACTAGATACATTACTCATTTTATTATAATATTGTTTTAAATTATTAGGAATTTCAAATTTAAATATACTTTTTTTATTAGGATTATATTTATTCTTTTCAATAAGATTAAAGTTATATAATATATATGCTACTAAAAATATAGTCACAATACCTAATAATGCTTTTTTTGAATTAGATTTAGGCATCGTTGGCATATTATATTTTACATCTTTATCATATTTATAACAGAAATCTTCATATTTACCATTTGAACAATATGTTTGTTTACATATATTTTTAATATCATTACTTATAGGTTTGCCATCATTTGAATAACCATAAGCACAAATATTTTTACCAATTTGATTATATTCAGGATTTTCTGTATTTTTTCTATTACAACTATCATAATACTCTTTTTTATTTCTTTTATAATTGTCTATGAATTCTTTTTGAGTGCTTGCAGATGAAAATATTAAATAAGGATAATTACGTATGTTAAATGTTCCTATTTGTTTAACTCCACTAGTTTTTTCTTTAATATAAATTCTATACAATAATGGTTGAGGACAATAATATGGAACATTACTTGGTGCTTTATGACAAGCATCATTTTCAAATGATAGACGATAATTTGAACCACAAGGTGAGTAACATAATAGTCCCTTTGTATTTTTATTATCTAAATCGTAACGACTATTTTTATACCAAGAGAATGGTGAATCTTCACATGAAGTTACTTTATATAACATTCTAGTAAATACACTTTGTTTATTTGTAAATATAGATATTGACCAATCAAGAATCCAGCATATAAGAGCAACAATTGTAATTACAATTAATAATATTAATACAACAGATATTTTAAGTAATGCAAGAGGGAATAGTATAGTAATAGTTAAAACATACAATAATAATAATTGACCAATAGGTAATGTTCCAATTTTGATACTTAATAAAATTATTAATATTTTTGCAACCATATATAAAAATATTGATATAATGAAAGTTAACATTCTTAATGGATTTGGAATTAATAATTTATCAATATTTCCAATCATTCTAATAATAAATCCAGCAACTTGAACAACAACATTAACTAATCTTACAAAGGTATTTAAAATCTCTCCTAAATGTTTTGGAATATTAATAATCATCCCTGGTAATCTACCTAGTGCTTTTAAAAACCCTAAGAAACCTTCTACTCTTTCTTCTTTCGCACATTGATTAGTTATTCCTAATATGCTTCTAATTACCGGATCAGTAAACCATGTACATTCATCATTCATTTTTCTAGAAAAGGAATCCCAATATGGTTTAGAAAATTTAGTTTGATAGTCCCATGATAATTCTTTATTAATATATTCTTTAATTATAATATTATTCCAATAATCTTCCCATTTAACTTTAATAAAATCATTAAATATATCAATATGAGTTCTATTTTCTTTAAAATTTTTAACATCATTTATAAAATTATCTGCTAATTTTATCTCAATAAAACTCATATAATATTTAGGCAAGTTTGCTAATGAATTAAAACTAGTTTGTGAATTATTATCATGTAAAACCATTGTTGAAAATGTTGCTGCATTTACAATATCTATATCTTTTATATATAAGGCTAAGTTTAATGGTTCATGAAAGAATTTAATAAATTCTAGTTTATCATTATCATTATCAAATAAATATACATACTTATCTTTCTTATTATCAAAATATGTTAAAGTTGAAAAATATTCAATATAATATTGATATTTAATCAACTCATTATATAAATCATCTTGAACTACGCTATTATCATTACTTTTAATTGTAGATGGCAATATTGATGAACATATACTTGATGAAGTGGGACATTTTTTATTATTTTTTTGATATTTACCACTTTGCTTTGTAATTATATTTTTAAAATTTAAAAAATCCTCAAATACAATTAGACAATTAAATATATTAATTATACTTTTATCTGAATCTGGGATATTATGAATATTATAAATTGATTTAATTGTTTTATCCTTAGTTGCCTTATAATCTTTTACATCAAGTTTATATATCTCATTGACAATATAATTTTCTGTATCATATTTATGATTTCTAATTTTATTTAATTCTTTTTTGTAATTATTATATTCCTCCTCATATCCATTTAATCCTAATTTATTAGATTTATAATCTTTCAGAGTATCAAATACATATTTAAAATCATTATTAATATACTTCATATAACTGACACCGCTTTGTATTTTATTTAATTTTTCTTCAATTTTATTTTTAATATTTTTAATTAATTCATTTTTAGTTACAAATGTTTCTGTATTTTTAATTTCAGATTTAATAAAATCAGGAATTGTTGCAGATGGATTAATTACATCCTTAAAAGATTGAATATCATTATTATTTTTAACATATAGATATTTACCATAATTTTTGAATAAATCTCTACCTGGATCATTTTCTGAATTATAAATATTTGGATTTAAATACGATAATATATTACTATTTTCTAAATTACTTAATTGTTTATTTATTTCAGTTGAATTTTTATTAATTATAATGTATAATACATTTCTATAAAATATATTTTTATATACTTCAATTATCTTTTCATTTGATGATAATTGTGTATTTGTTGATTGTGTTTTTAATATATTTGAAAAAAATGTTTTGATTTTTTCATATGATTTATCTATTTTACTATCCCAATTTATATCTGGTTTTTTATTAATATTACTAATAAAATCATTAACTACCTTATTATCTAACTTATTATCAATTGTAATATTATAAACTGGTAACATATTTTCAATAATCTTAAAATATTCACTTAAATATAGATTTTTGGAAGTAGTATTGAATACATTTTTATTCATATGTTTTTGATTAGTATTAACTGTTTGATTCTTAAGTTTTTCACTATCAGATAATGCTTTACTATCATATTCTTCGTCACAATATTCAACAAACTTTCTTAATAAATTATATAATTTATTATCAACATTATAATTTTCAAATAAATATTCTTCTAAATAATCAATATATTCAACTTTATATTGTTCATTTGTATCTTGCTCAGTAGTATTTGTTGTCACATTAGTTTTTGTTGAACATACTGAATTTTTTTTACATTTTTTAGAAGTTTTGCTTGTTGTTAATTTTTTTGTAACAAATTCTGGATTAGATATAAATTTAGATTTATAATTTATTTCATCAATTATTAAACTAGGTAATGATATATAATTTGCTAAAGCATCTGATAGTTTATCTGCTAATTCAATATCAAGACCAGTACTTTTATCAAATTTACTTGATATATTAAGATATTTCCAAATAGTAAATGCTCTAGGTCTAATATTATAAACTTTTAATATAAAATATGATATAGCAATGATTACAATTAAAACTAATACTCTCAGTATTACTAATTTATAATTTTGGAACTTAAAATACATTTTAATTAAATCAATGCTAGACCCTATATTTTTCTGTGATTGTAATAAATTTTTTTGAATCCATTCATTTTTATCAGATGATAATTTATTATTATTTAATGTAAAATCTAATAATTTTGATACATCATTTTTAGGTGGTGATAATGAACCCATTATAATTAATTTATATTAATATATATTAATTTATTAATTTTAATTTATCATTATAAATCATTATAAATCATTATAAAATATTATAAACTATTATAAAAATAAATATATCTAATATGTTCTCGCACTTGGGTCATTTGTATCTTCACTCCATAATGGCATCCAAAAGTAAGGTATAACATCCGATTTACCTAAATAATGTTTTTCAAATATTTCTCTATAATAAAAACTTTCCTTTAAAACAGGTGTATTATGTGTATATTTATCTTTATTTTTCATAAAATATTCATCTGTTATTTTAGTATCAACATATTCCTGAATAATTTTATGCCATGAACGCTTTTCATCTGTAACACCATCTGAGAATGCTTCTTTATTTCTCCATAATATTTCATCTGGTAATAAATTGTCATTTTCAAATGCTTTTCTTAACATACACTTTTCAATCTTATTATTACTCATTCTGTATTTTGGTTCAATACTTAAATAATAATTTATAAAATCTTTATCTGCAAATGGAACTCTCGCTTCTAAACCATTATTTGATATACTCCTATCACTTCTTAAACAATCAAAGTAATGTATATCATTTACTAATCTTATACATTCATTATGAAATTCAGATTCATTACTTGTTTTTTTAAAGTATTTATAACCACCACATACTTCATCTGCATAATCTCCATTAAATATTACTTTACAATCTGTATTTTCTCTAATATATTTTGAAACTAGATAATTTCCAACACTTGCTCTTACAGTAGTAGTATCATAACTTTCAATAGCAATAATGACTTCTTCAATTGCATCTAAGAATTGTTTTTCGGTTAATTCAATAGTATAATGAATACTCTTTATATGATCAGCTACTATCTTTGCATATTTTAAATCAGGAGAACCTTTAATACCAATAGCAAAGGTTTTTAATTTATTTGGTCCTAACTTTTGAGATAAAATAGATGCCACTAAACTACTATCTAAACCACCAGATAATAATGAACAAATCTCTTTGTCACTCATCATTCTTTTATAAACTGATTTTCTGAAAATATAATTAAGATTTTCTAATAATGATTCTTCATTATAAAAATTTTGTAATTTATCAATAATAATTTCATGGTATTTATTTATTTTAAATTTAACCTTTTCAATATCATTACATTCTGATTTAATATTTTCAATATCTATTTCTTTATTTAAATTATTAATTATCATATATGAACCTGGTTGAAATTGTTTAATATTACTATATTTATAATCTATACCTTTTAGTTCTGATGCAAACATATAACTATCTTTATCATAACCAAAAAATAATGGTCTAACTCCATATGGGTCCCTTGCAATTAATATATATTGATTATTTTTATCATATAAGATAAATGAAAATTCACCATCTAACTCATTGCATAATTCATTAATAATATATTCACTAAAATTATCACAATTATTTTCAACTAGATAATTATATAAATGTAGAATAACTTCACAATCTGAATCTGATTTTGTATTAAATCTATATTTTTTTTTTATATCCAAATGATTAAATATTTCTCCATTGCAAATTAAATAACAATCATTTAATTCCATAGGTTGATTACCAGCATCTGATAAATCATTAATTGATAATCTATGAAATCCAAAAAAAACATTATTAATTAATTTAGTTTGTGTATTATCTGGACCTCTTTTTTTTATTTTATTTAAATTATTAGTAATATTATTTACATCTATTTCAAATGAATTATTATTTGAAATAAAAGAAAATATACCACACATAATTATAAAATTTATAATAAAAAAGTTTTAAATAAATTTAAATTGAAATATTTATAGTTTAATATCAAATATATTATAGTCAAATATATCATAATGAATTTACAATATCAAAATAAATTATTAAATTACTTCATACCTGTATTATATTTACATCCAAATGAAGAGATTTCACCTATATCAATAAAAGAATATATAAATAATTGCGAGTTATGTATTAATTGTAATAAAACTTATAAAAATAATATATTTAAAAAATCAAATATCATAAAAGAAAATAAAGAAATATTATTAGATAAAGGTAAAATTTATTTACCACTAAATACAACATTAAGTAATATACCAAATAAATACTTGCATTATAAAGGAGATTATTATTTACCTAATCCATTAACAATTAATCAGGTTCCAATTTATGGTTTAGTTCAAGAATATAATAATTTTATTGATATAATTTATATATTTAATTATTATTACAATAATCCATATAAATTATTTTGTATAAACATTGGTGGAGAATATCAAGCAGATATAAAACATATTAGAATTAGAATTGATTACAATAATTTATATAACCAAGATATACCTTTTAATATAAAATCAATATACTATTCAGCACATTCAAGTGAACAAGGAAGATGGGTTAAACCAAATGAAATAGAATGGTATAATAATAAAAAAAATAGAAATCCAATAATTTATGTTGCAAAAGATTCACACTCAAATTATAATAAATCAGGAATATGGTATAGAACATTTGGTTTAGCAAATGATTATACAAAGAAAAAAAATGCTATAAAATGGAAACCTGAAAACGTTATAAATTTACATGAAAGAGACGATTTAATGTCTTATAGAGGAGACATGGATAATAATGGTATTAAAGACTTGAATAAATTTATTCAAGAATCACCACCACATGAAAAAACTTATTCTACATTTTTATATCGTTTTTTTTACCCACTATCAGAATCATTATCAAAATCATTTAATTGTTGTAGTTCAAGAAAATAGATTTATTTTATAAGATTTTCTATGATAATCTGTTAGTCCATATTCTTTTATAGCATCAATATGTTGTTTTGTTCCATAACACATATTTTTCCTCCATCCATATTTTTCAAAATCTGGATTATCATTACATAATGTATCTATATAATCATCATGATAAGTTTTTGCTAATATACTTGCTGCCGCAATATTTAAATATTTATTATCACCTTTTACAACACATGTATGTTTTATAAAACCATCCTTTGTTACAAATGTTTTAAATCTATTACCATCTACAATAATATGATTAAATTTAATATTTTCATATATTTTATGTAATGCTTTATGCATTGCAGTATATGTAGCATTTAAGATATTCGTTTCATCAATAATTGAGTTATCACATGATTCTACTGAAAATGCTAATGCATTTTTTTCAATAAATAACTTTAGTTCATCCCTTTTTTTTCTTGTCATTTTTTTTGAATCTTTTATTTCATTTAGTTTTTCATGCTCGAAATTTGGATCAAAAATAACAGCACCTGCAAATACAGGACCTGCTAAACTACCTCTTCCTGCTTCATCAACTCCAATTTGTATTTCATTAAAATTATTATCAAAGCATCTTTGTAGCATTATTATATATATACTATAAATAATTTTTAAACTACTTATTTAAATATACTATTTAAAAATAATAATTATAAATCTTATTAAAATGTCTGATATAATAGAATGTCCAATATGTAAAAGAGGTTATCAAGGATTATTAAGATATCCTAATGCTGTCTGTAATGAATGTATTAGTCTTTATACAATATATGATAGATATGGGAATATAATAGAATTTTCCAATAATTGGTCAGGTAATAACATAATTAGTTATGTTACAATTAATGGACAAAAAATAAAATCTGATGACACCACTTGTTTTATTAATGATATTCATTGTGAAGCAGAAGAAGGAAGATTCGGTGGAATTATAATAAATGTTATTGAAAATAGAAATAAAAGAAGAAGAAATAAATAGACATATTGAATATATATAAATATAACAAAATATATATATCAAAATATATATATAAAAATATACATATAAAAATATAGAATCTATATAATTTAAATATTAATATTATTTAAATTTTGAATTTAATTAAATATTAAAATTTTAAATACTAATGGATACTTATTTATATGCTTTAATATTATCAATATCTCATATAAATAATGTATTTAATATAATATCGCCAATTATTTATTTTATTCTTAGACTTTTTGGTATATTCAAATATGAAATAAATACTTCAGAAACAATCAAATATCTTCATACACAAACTGAAAATGACATATGTTTAAAATATAATGATGAAAATAAACCAATAGGTTGGATATTTGGTGTAAATAAGTATTATTTTATAAAATATATATGTTTTGTTAATAATTTTGATAAGAATGATTATGAGAAAACTATATTAATAACAACAAGAAAACAAAAAGATATATTGCTAAATAAAAAATCAATTAAAATTATTAATAATGATAAACAAAATAATGAAAATCTAAATAATGAAAATGATAATGAAGAAAACGAATTAATTAAAAATAATAATGAAATAACTTTATATAGAAGAAATAACCATTATTATAATATTGGATATTGTAAGAAAAAAATTAATATTGGTAATAATATTCCAAGAAATTGTCAAAAAAATATAATTGATGAAATAATTAATTTATTTCAGGAAAAAAATAGAGTTGTATGTTATTTACATGGTAAATTCGGTCAAGGAAAAACATTTCTAAGTTATCTATTAGCAAATAGTTTAAATGGAACATTATGTAAAACATTCAATCCAACTGATCCTGGAGATGAATTACAATTACTTTATGCACTTGTTCAACCAACTGAAAATAATCCATTAATAGTCTTACTCGATGAGATAGATATTATGATTAATTCAATTCATAATGAAACTTTGATTCCTCATAAAAATATTGCAAGAGAGGTACATAATAAAACAACATGGAATATATTTTTAGATAATATAGATTATGGTCATTATCCTAATTTTATATTAATAATGTGTTCAAACAAATCACCAAAAGAAATAAACGAATTAGATAATTCTTATCTTAGAAAAAATAGAGTTCATTATATTAAAGAAGTTATAAATAAAAATAATAAAGTAGAATAATAATTTTAATTAAATCAAATAATAACTAATTCTAAATTTTTATTATTTTAATTAAATTAAAAAATAATTTAAGAATAAAAAATAATTATTAATTTATTATGAAAAGTGTATCAATTTTAACACCAACAACTGAAGACAGAGAAATTAGTTTAAAATTTGTAGCAAAAGGAATATGTAAGCAAACATATAAAAATATAATTGAATGGGTTATTATAGATGGAACCAAAACTGAAAATAGTAAGTTGCCAAAGATAATTAATGAAATGCGTAAAATGAAGAATTTGCCAAAAATTGTTTTTATTCCACAAGATTTAAATAGAAATAATAAAGTTGGTTCATTAAGAAATATAGCAAAAAGTAAAACAATTGGTGATATTATTGTTCATTTTGATGATGATGATTTATATCATGAAAAGAGAGTGGCACATGCTGTAAATAAACTTAACGAATCTAAATTACAATTAGCAGTTAGCTCACCAATGTTTATGTATGATGCAGATTTTAATTATGTAGTTAAATTTCAATCATTTGGACCATATCATGGTGTAGGATGTACAATGGCATATACTAAAGAATATGCAGAAAAGAATCATTTTGGTGAAGATAAATTTCATGCAGAAGAAGCAAACTTTACAAATTCATTTAAAAATAAGGCAGTACAATTAGACCCTTTTATAAGTATTGTAAATTCATCACATACAGGTAATACATATTCAAAAAAAGCAATATTATGGAATAATTTTAATTTTAAAGAAGGTGCACAAAATAGATCATTCAGAATCTATAGTAATAAATTAAATTTTTTCTGTAAAGATAAGAAGTATTTAAAGGAATATATGAATATGATGAAATTAAATTTAGAAAAAACACATGATATTGTATATTATTGTGGATTATCTAATGGAAATACCTGGGATCCAACAGATAAAAGTTTAGGAGGTTCTGAACAAGCAGTTATTAAATTATCAGAATTATGGGTTAAAAAAGGTTATAAAGTTGCTGTATATGGTTGTTTTGAAGAAGATTTAGTATATAATGGTGTAGAATATATACAGTACACTAAATTTCTAGTATCTAGGGAATATAATGTATTAATATTATGGAGATTATTTGGATTCTTTCCTATTTTAAATTGTGAGAAAAAGTTTAAAGCAAAAAAATTAGTAATTGATTTTCATGATAGAGAAATGATGGATTGTGAAGATTTAGTAATGTATAATGTAGACCGTATTGATAACTTTTATCTTAAAAGTGAATTTCATATTCAGTTTATGGAAAGTAAGATTAAAGATAAATATTTAAGAGAAGAATTTAGAAATAAATGTATTGTAATTCCAAATGGTATAAGAAAAGAATTATTTGTAAATAAAAATAATTTAGAAAGAACTAAATATAGATTTTGCTATTGTAGTCGTTATACAAGGGGACTATTTAATATTCTAAGATATATGTTTCCAATTATTAAAGCCAATATACCAGAAGCAGAATTACATATATATTATGGAATGGAAGATGAAGACCCTACATTTGTTACAACTATGTTTCAATTAATGCAACAACCAGGTGTATTTGATCATGGAAGACAAGCTCATGAAGTAATTTGCGAAGAGAAATTTAAATCTAATATGAATTTATATTATACAAGTACTACATCAGAAATAGATTGTATTACAATTAAAGAAAGTGCATATACGGGGTGTATACCAGTACTTTCAAAATATAATTTATTTGGCAGTAGACCAGGTATTCATTTACCTGGTAATCCAGATGAACCAGAAGATTTAAAAAATGCTGCAATTTATATTATTAAAATTCTAATGGATGATAAATTAGTTGAAAATATTAGAAATCAAGTTGTAAAAAGTGAAATGTTATATGATTGGGAAGATATTTCAAATAACTGGTTAAAACATTTAGAACTAAATAATTAAATTATAAATTAATAAAATGTCTAATTATTATGAATTATTAGAAATTAAAAAAGATTCAACAATTGATGAAATTAAAAGAGCATATAAAAAATTAGCATTTAAATATCATCCAGATAAAAATACTGATAATGATAATAAAGAACAAAATGAATTACAATTTAAAAAAATAACGGAAGCTTATGAAGTTTTATCTGATCCAGATAAAAAACATCAATATGATAATCCTAAATTACAAATGAATAATCATGGTATGCATGTAAATATTAATGATCTTTTTAGACAAATGCATCAGATGCAACAAATGCATTCTAATTCTATTAATATAAATCTCGGCAACGGTAATTTTAGATTTAGTTTCCAAAATAATCAAAGGCAAAGAGGTAATTGCCCTCACTGTAATGGCACAGGTAGAAGAACAACAGTTATACAAACAGGTAATATGATACAACAATTATCACAAACATGTGGAAATTGTAGAGGTTCTGGCAATTGTTAATTTTAATTAAATCTAAATTTTTAATATTTTAATTAAATCATTTCTAATTTTTTTTAAAATATTTTTTATTTTTTTTTTTAATAATTCAAAATTAACTAATTTAAAATATTTTAATATTTTGTATAAAATAAATAATATAACTAAAATTATAATACAATCAACTAATTGAGGCAAATATAGATAATATAATAAATCATCTATTTTTTGTAAAATTATAAAGAATATTAATGATCTATGAGTAAACAATTTTGCTTTATCTTTATTATATTTTTTTAATAATTCATTAGATGTAATTTTACCACTTTCTGTTGCACTTTCCATAGACCAAATATTAACACTAGTTTTACAATGAGAACCAGTTATATGTAAATTATTAAACTCAGTCTTTGCCTTAGGTCTATATTCTTCATTTAGGAAATTATTAACCCATTTCTTATTTTTAGTTTTTAACATATTATCATCATAATACCAATCCTCAAATATTTCACTATATATTATATCTTCTTTTTTCAAAATATAACCTTTATTATTATCTTTAATATTTTTAATTAATTCTTTACATTCTAAAACTTGATGAATTATTTCATTTATTAATTGTTTTTTAGTTAAAGATAATGCATTTTTTTTATATAATGAACCATTATTATATGGTTGAATAATTGTTCCACTCCATAAATCTTCTAATTTTTTACCAATATCAACATCAGAACACCAATTATCTTTTTGTGAATAAAGTGTTATATTATATGGACTATCAACTAAAACAAATCCTAAATTATTTTGACTAAAATTAATTTTTTTATTAAATCCTAATCTAAAACTAATTTGATTATTTACTGTATTTAAATTTAAATATTGATTATACATATTTTTCATATTACTTTTTTTTATTATATCTTCAAAATTGAATGGATTTAGTGCTATAATATGTTCATCTGCATATACTTGTTTAGAATTTACTATACAATTAGTTATTTTATTATTTTTATAATTTATTTTATCAAGACTTGAATTTAACTTAAATTTAACACCCTTTTCTTTTAATAACTTAATCCATGGGTCAAACCAAGCTTCATTTGTTGGTTTATTCATAACTTGCCATAATTTTAATTTAGTATATAAATTATATTCTATAAATAACATATAATGTCCGAGACTCATAGTATTTTTATCAAAACCATATCCTGGACCAGCAATATAATCTACTAAATAATTATATGTATTTTTTGATACATTATTTTTTAGAATTGGATCTAATCTAGTTTTATAATATGTTTTTTTTCTAGCATTACTCAAAACTACTTTGAGTAACAAATAGGTAATAAGCGGATAATCATAAAATGATATTCCATGTTTATTATTATTATTATTTTTATTATAAAGTAACTTAAATTCTAATCTATTTGGATTAAGATTACTACTTGCTACATTTTTAAATTGCTTAAAATTTTTAATATTATTTTTACCACCTGACTTAAAATTTTCCTTTAATTTACCTTTATAAAATTTTTTTAAAGAGGTTTTTACTGAATTATTTTTATTATGCCAACTAACTCCATTTTCATCCCACACTTTTTCTAAATCTTTGCCACCTGATTTTAAAATTAAATTACCACCAGGATGAGATTTAACAAACTTTGTTACATCATAAACATCTCCTTTATAATAGCACCATAAATCATCTTCTTTTGTATGTTTTTCAACTTCTTCTATTGTGTATTCATTAACTTCAAATAATTCAGTTTTATTTTTATTATTTATATTATTATCGCTAAGTTTATTACCACTATTTTTATTATCAATAATATAGTCATTACATACTTCTTTTATAGGTATTCTATCTAATATATCAAAAGAATTATAATAAAATGGCCCATATCCTCTCCAAGAATGCTCAGTTGGCATATTATTACCTTTTTCTCTTACACTCCTTGCCATACCACCAACTATATCATTTTTATCATAAACAGTAACATTGAAACCTTTTTCAACTAATTCATGAGCAACAGTTAAACCAGATATTCCTGCTCCATAAATATTAACATTCATTATCTTTATTAAATATTATTAATATTAAAATAATAATAATTAAAATTTATAATGTATTAATTAATTTTATAAATTTATTAATTTTATTAAATTTATTAATTTTTATAATTTTATTAAATTTATTAATTTTATGATTTTGTAATTTTATTAAATTTATTAATTTTATATTATAAATAATAAATGGACGATTTTACTAAATATAAAATATCTGTAAATTTAGTACATATTTTTATTCAAGGATTATTACTATTATATATTGGTTTAAAGAAGGATAAAACTCCTAAATTTATATTTTATATATTAGGATTATTAGCATTATTAATTCCATTTTCTATTTATAAACCAAGTTTATCTGCTTCATATTGGAATTTTATAAATATATTTCATTATTTATTTGTAATGCCATTATTTTTATACATAGCATATCAACAAAAATTTAGTAAAGAAGGATATAATAATTTATTAACTTTAGGAATAGTAATAATTGTATATCATTTAATAAAATTATTAATGAGATTAATAAAATAATAATATATTTAAAAATATAATACAAATATAATATAATTTATTACCATAAGTATAATTAATTATTAATTTTAAATTATATTTTTTATTATTTATAGTAATAAAAAATATAACAAATATAAAAAATTTAATAAATTTAATAATTATTAAAAAATCTAACAAATATTTTAAATATAAAAATATAAAAATATAACAAATATTGTATTAATAATAAATGGATTCTGCAATTGATAGGATATATTCTAATTATTTTAGAGAAAATGAAAATGCACTAAGTGATAAAAATATATTATTTTTAATTAATAAAATATATGATATTGTCACTATTTCAATAGATGATAATGTAACAAAAAATTATATAATTAATAGAATAAAAAAAATAAATGAATATAAGAAAAAATTAGAATTATGTAAAGATATTCCAGTAATTGTCCAAAGAACAGATGAATGGTTTACTGCCAGGAAAAATATGATAACAGCAAGTGATATGGCACAAGCATTAAATAAGGGTAAATTTGGTAATCAAAAAGATTTTATAATTAAAAAAGTAGATAAACTAAAAAGTAATGAAAATGTATATCATAATACAGATAATCCAATATTACTATGGGGTGTAAGATATGAAGAAGTTGCTAATAGAATTTATATGAAGAGAAATAATGTTGATGTATATGAATTTGGATTAATTAAACATCCTAATTATGATTATTTTGGAGCATCACCTGATGGAATATCTAATTTAGGTATTATGCTTGAAATTAAATGTCCTCCTAAAAGACAAATTACAGGTGCTATTCCAGAACAATATTGGATGCAGATGCAAGGACAATTAGAAGTGTGTAATCTAGATGAATGTGATTATTTAGAATGTAAATTTAGTGAATATAAAACTGAAATAGAATTTATGAATGATAAAAATCCATCAAATGATAAATTATCTAATGATCTAAAAGAAAAAGGAATTATAATTGAAATAAATAATGATAATGGAACAAAATATGAATATTCAAATTTAGATATGAGTATGGAAGAAGTATTATCATGGAAATCAAATACTTTATCTAATTTAGATATTACAGATGAATATAAAATATATTATTGGAAATTAACTGAATATTTTTGTAAGAGAGTTAAAAGAGATATTAATTTTTTTGAAGAAAATATTAAAAATTTAGAGTTTCTATGGAATAAAATTAAATACTATGCAAATGATGAAAATAAAAATGAATATATGAAAAATATAATTAATAATAAAAATAAAAAAGGTGAAATATTTAATTTTAATAAAAATACAACTAATAATATAACTGGTTTTGCCTTTAAAAAAATAAAATCAGATATAATCTAACTCTAATCTAGAATTAATTTAACACTAATCTATAACTAATAATTTTTACAAAAGACATATTTTTATTATATGATATAGATTATATTTTACTTCAAATTTTTATTCTTGGTAAATTATATAATTTTATATTTAGCTTTATATATAAATTTTAAATTTTTAAATTTTGAAATTATTTAAAATTTTTTTTATATATATAATATAACAAATTATAGATGTTTGTAATCAAGAGAGATGGAGCAACTGAAGAAGTAAGTTTTGATAAGATATTACATCGTATTAAAAAAGTTTCTGATAATCTAGAAGTAAATGTTCATGAAATTGCCCAAAAAGTTTGCTCTAGGATCTATGATGGTGTTAAAACATTTGAATTAGATGAATTTGCTTCTCAACTTTGTTCATCACTTATGATAGAACATCCTGATTATGGTAAATTGGCATCTAGACTAGTTATATCTAATCATCAAAAACAAACTTCTCCGTCTTTCTCTGAGACAATTACAACATTATATAATAATTATGACCATGAAAATAATTTAAGTCCAATTGTAAGTGAAGAAATTTATCATATAGTTATGAATAATAAAGAAAAATTAAACAGTTATATAAATTATGATAGGGATTATTTAATTGATTATTTTGGTTTTAAAACTTTAGAACGTGCTTATTTGCTTAAAAAAAATAAAAAAGTTATTGAAAGACCTCAACATATGTGGATGCGTGTAGCTTTAGGAATTCATGGCAGTGATATTAAAGATGCACTTGAAACATATGATTTTATGTCACAAAAATATTTTACTCAGGCATCTCCAACTTTGTTTAACTCTGGAACACCACGCCAACAAATGTCATCATGTTTTTTACTAGATGTTGAAGATTCAATTAAAGGTATCTATGAGAACCTAACAGATTGTGCTCATATATCTAAATATGCCGGAGGTATTGGATTAAATGTTCACGATATTAGATCAAAAAATAGTGTTATTAGAGGAACAAATGGTTCATCTGATGGTATTATACCAATGCTTAGAGTTTATAATTCTACTGCAAGATATGTAAACCAATGTTTTACACCTGAAACAGTTATTTTTACTAATAATGGTAGTAAATTTATCAAAGATATTAATTCTAATGATTATGTTATTACAAATGACAATACTTTCCAAAAAGTCAATAAATTATTTATTAATGATGTTAAAAAAGATATTTTAAAGATAAAAACTCAAAAATCTTTTGATTATATTAGAGTTAGTAAAGAACATCAAATATATTGTATTAAAAATCAACAAAAAGGTCTAAATTATAATATAATAAAAAAAAGACTTGCTGATAATACTATAAAACCAGTTTTTGACGATGCATCAAAATTATCTCTTAATGATTTAGTGGGATATCCAATCCCCAAGTTTAATAATGATGATATTGACAATATTAATTATTATCGTTTTATTGGTATTTTATTAGGAGATGGACATATTACATCTAACAAAAAGGAATTTGGAATAACATTAAATAATATTACAAAAAAAAATACAGTTGAATTTGTTGAGGATTATCTTAATAATAATAATATTCATTTTTGGTCAAAAGATAATACATTTAATCAGTCAGTTGGTAATTCATATGTAATTAAATTTACTTATAATAATTTTGATTTAGATTATGATATGATTTATGATAATAAAAAAGAAAAATATATTAATAAAAAATTTTTAAATCTAAATAGAAATAATACACTTTATTTAATAAAGGGATTATTAGAAACAGATGGTCATATTGGCAAAGAAATATATTATAGTTCTTCATCTTCAAAATTAATATATGATTTAAAATATTTATTACTTAAATTTGGAATTGATTGTAGTGGTTTAATTAAAGATAATATTGGCGAGAGTCATATAATAGAAAGAGAAAATGGAAATAAAAGTGAAATTAAAACAAAAAAATTATCATATGTATTAAGAATTCCTAAAAATACTGTATTTACTGAAATATTTGATAATTTTGAACCAAATAAATATAATAAATCATTTATTTATAACGGAATAATCTGGTCAAGAATAAAATCAATTGAAACTGAATATTATGAAGGAAAATTATATGATATAAATGTATCAAATAATCATAATTATACAGTTTCAAATCTTGGATTAGTTCATAATAGTGGAAAGAGATTAGGATCTATTGCGATATATTTAGAACCATGGCATGGTGATATTATGGAATGGTTGGATTTAAGAAAAAATCATGGTTCAGAAGAAGAAAGAGCTAGAGATTTATTTTATGCCTTATGGATATCTGATTTATTTATGGAAAGAGTTAAAAATGATGATGTATGGTCTTTAATGTGTCCAGATAAATGTAAAGGATTGACAACCTCATATGGTGAAGAATTTACTAAATTATATACTAAATATGAAGAAGAAGGAAAATATATTAGACAAGTTAAAGCACAAGATATTTGGAAGAAAGTATTAGAAGCACAAATTGAAACTGGTACACCATATATGTTATATAAAGATGCAATTAATATTAAAAATAATCAAAAAAATATTGGAACAATTAAATCAAGTAACTTATGTGCAGAAATTACATTATTTACTGCACCAGATGAAATTGCTGTTTGTAATTTAGCATCAATTTGTTTATCGATGTTTGTTGAATATGATAGTAGTGATAATAATGATAAACCGATATTTAATTTTGTAAAATTACATAAAATATCAAAGATTGTTTGTAAAAATCTTAATAAAGTTATAGATAGAAATTTTTATCCTGTTGATAAAGCAGAAAGGTCAAACTTTAAACATAGACCGATTGGTATTGGTGTTCAAGGTTTAGCAGATGCATTTATCAAAATGAAATATCCATTTGATAGTGATGAAGCTAAATTATTAAATAAACAAATATTTGAAACAATATATCATGGAGCTTTAGAAAGTTCTATGGAAATTAGTAAAAAAAGAAAAAGATTATATGAAGAAATGAATATGCTATCTACTACAGGTTTGGAAGATAATATGGAAAAAATTACGACTATTGAAAAACATTTAAACCTAAATGAATGGGAAAAGAAACTTCCTAAAAAGTTTAAAGGAGCATATTCATCATACCAAGGTAGTCCAGCAAGTCAAGGTATTTTACAATATGAAATGTGGAATGTTGAACCAGATAAACATTTAAATTATGATTGGGGTAAATTAAAACAAGATATACAAGAAAATGGAATTAGAAATAGTCAATTATTAGCATTAATGCCTACAGCATCTACATCTCAGATAATGGGAAATAATGAAGCATTTGAAGCAATTACTTCAAATTTGTATAAAAGAAAGACTCTAGCAGGTGAATTTATTTTAGTTAATAAATATTTAGTTGATGATTTAATTAAATTAAATTTATGGAATAAAGATATAAGAGAACAAATTATGATTTCTGATGGAAGTATTCAGAATATAGAACAAATTCCAGATAATATCAAAAACTTATATAAGACTGTATGGGAAATTAAGCAAAAAACTATTATTGATATGGCAGTAGATAGAAGTGCTTATATATGTCAAACACAATCTATGAATTTATTTGTAGCTGAACCATCACCTTCTTTACTAACAAAAATGCATTTTTATACTTGGTCAAAGGGTCTTAAAACAGGAATGTATTATTTAAGAACTAAACCAAAAGCAACAACTCAACAATTTACAATTGATCCTACTAAATCCAAATCAAATATTGAATACAGTGATGATCATGAAGATTGTGTTAATTGTGGTGCATAATTTAATATATTCTTTTAATTAAATCATAAATTATAAAAATACAAACTATAAATAATAAAATACCAAAATCTTTATGATATTTTAAATCAGCAATAGTATTTATAAAATAATTAATATATCCTTTCTCTTTTGGAACTTTTCTTATCTTACATTCTAAATAACTAATAGTACATTTTCTATAACCAATTAAAATTTTTATTGTAAAAAAGATTAATAATTGCATATATTCAAGTGGTATTACAATATTTAATACCATAAAATATAATCCAATACATAAAAATAAATATACTATTTTTTCTATTATCATTTATTTATATTCACAAATTTACTTTTTTTGATTTAACTACTTTTGCTGGTCTTCCTCTTTTCTTTCCACCAGTAGTAGGTATATTTGTTGTTACTTCTGTAGGTGTTGGCATTTGTGTTGGTACTTGTGTTGGCATTTGTGTAGATTCTTGTACTGTCGTATTTGCCATTGGTACTACCTCTGATAGATCATTTGATATTGGTGATGCAGGTTGTGGTAGCGTTGGTTGTTGAGATGGTGGTTGTGGTAGCGTTGGTTGTTGAGATGGTGGTTGTGTTGAGGTTAATGTTTGTTGTGGTTGTAATGGTTCAGGTTGTAATGATTCAGGTTGTATTGGTTCAGGTTGTAATGATTCGGGTTGTGGAGGTGTTGGTTGTGAAGGTGTAGGTGTTACTTGTGGAGGTATAGGTTGTGATTGTGGAGGTATAGGTTGTGATGGTTGTGGTGGTTGGTTTGGTGCAAGATTTGATTCATATAAATTTACGTCTGGTATAACAGTTGTACATCTATTTATAAAGGTTCTATATATTAACCAACAAGGTAAACAACAAACCATTACAACTATTTCACATACACTATTAACATATTCACCAGAAGCACTTCTTTGAGATAAACATTTATATAGTAAGTAAAAAGCATATACCCATATTAATATTTTAAATATCAATAATAATATTATATATGTATTTCTTGTTTTAGATTTAGTTTTTTCATCAAAGTGCTCATCATATTGTGTATATAATTCAAATAATTTAAATACTGGTAATTCACTATTAAAAATAGATATAATATTATACATTTATATTTATAATATATTTTTTAATTAATAAAATTGATATATTAAAATATTAAAAATTAAGTATAAGTATATTAATTTAGACACAAGGTCTTGCTAATCTATAAATTATATATAAAAATGGAACACACATCGCAAATATAAGATTGCACATTTTAGTAATAAAATTACCAGCACATTTTAATGCAATAGTTATAGCATATATACATAATATAACATTTATAATACAAAAAACTACACCAAATATCCTAGTCATTCTTAGATTTTTATTATTAGTTTCATCTTTATTAGTTTCATCTTTATCTGCATAATTTTCAATTGCCTTAACTAACCCAAGAAATAGATTATTCTCACTAAATAATTCTAATAAATTTATATTTTTTAAATCCATTTATTATATTAAATATTTTTTTAATTATTAAATTATAAATTTAATACTCTTTTACTATCTTTATTTAATAGAAGGCCATCTATACTTGCATTATCTGGCAAGTTACTTTCAACATCACTTGCAGTTATAGTACTAAATGTTTCTAATCTATCATCAATATTATCTTCATCATTTAATTCATTTATAATATTATCAATATCTGATGGTCCATTCATTTGTGTTTGTGAAGGCTGATTACCATAATTACTATTTTGTGAATTTTGAGGTGGTTGCATTTCATTATTATTAAACATATTTGCAAACATCCCCGACATTCCTGTTTGGTCATTTCCACTTTGGTTCATAGTATTTGCAGTTGCTGATGCAAATTGACGCATTAAATCGGGGTTTTGTTTCATCACTTGATCTAAACCTGGCAATGATGTTTTGAACATAGTATTTGTTAAATGAAACATAAATGCACTTCCTGCTAAACTCATTAACAAACGCAATTCAGGTGCCATCTTACTATCACCTTTATATTTTTCATGCAATTCTTCAAATACATCATCATACTCATCAATTCCTTCATTTACATTTTCAGACCAACCATCTAATTTTGCATTAATTGGATCAAACTTAGTATTAACAAATTCAATACCAGTAACACACGCAATTAATACTTTCCTTTGAAATTTAATACTAGCATCAACTCTTTTATCTCTCGTAATTCTTTCTAAATCTGCTTTCATTTCCTCTAATGATGAATTAATTGTATGTTTTTTTGGTAAATTTACACCTTTCTTTTCTAATCTATCAAATTGATATAATAGATTTCTCTTTTCATTATTAATTTCTTCTTCTGTTGGACGTCTTTCTTGATAAAAACTTGTAGGTTGACTATGTGATTGCTGTTGTGGATTAACTCTACTTCTTTGTTCTGGCAAATCATTATTAATAGTATTATTATCAAAATTATTAAAATTATCATTAGTATTAATATTGTCATCAATTGTATCATCTGATTCAGTATCACCCCAATTTTGATTTAAATTACTTTCAGTATTAATATTATTATTAAATACATCATCATCAGAATCTGAATCACTACTAATTATTTTACTATTTCCACTAGACATTGATAATATATCACTTGCGCCTTTTTTTTTTCTGTTTAGTAATAATTCAAGACCATCATTAGGTACTTCATTAACTACATTTAATTGTGGTCTAAAATGTGCCGAATCAAATTGTTCTGTGTTCATATTATTAAAATTTTAAAGAATTTTTAAATAAGTTAATAACGCAATTTAGAATTAATTAAATTTAGAATTAATTAAATTTAGAATTAATTAAATTTAGAATTAATTAAATTTAGAATTAATTAAATTTAGAATTAATTAAATCAACAGTTTCTAATATATTATTTGAATTATAAATTGTTCTTCCAATTATAATTATATCTGGTTTATTTTCTTGTTTAATATTGTTAATATTTGTATATTTCTGGTCATCAATTTTAATTTCATCTAAACTAATCCCAGGTGTAAAATTAAATAAATTATTATGCTCAATCTTTTTTTGAGTAATAAATCCTAATATATTATTATTATTTTTACATAATTCAATTGCTGAATCTGTAAAATCAAAATTATTATTTGACATATTTGCAATTAATAATATACTACAATCTATTTTTTTAATAACATCATCTGTTACAATTCCAAATACTGTAACAATATCTATCCAGTCTTTAAAATAATTATATTGTTTCTCTGCAATATATGAAATCTCTATAAATTTTCTATCTTCCATCAATAAAAATTTTAATGAATTTGATAAATTCAATAAATCTTGTTTAAATTTTTCTCTTGTATATTTTTCTGTAAATTTATAAATATCAAAATGTATTTTACATATTATTATCTTACTACCAATAATATTTAAAATTTTTATTATTTGTTCTGGATTTTCTAAATCAGCAGAAAAACATATTCTAGATTTCTTTAATTCAATATATTTAGTCAATTTAAATCTTGTTATATCATTCTTATTCATTAAATAATTTATATTTATTCCATTAATATTTTTTAAATTAGTTCTTTTCATTATTGTAAAGATTTCAAATAAATTTATTTTATCTTTTAGTATATCTAATATCTTCTTAACTGAACCACCTGTAGTTATAACATCTTCAATTATTATACAATAATCATCTCTATTAAATTCTCCTTCAATCTGTTTTTGTGTTCCATAATTTTTAATATTCTCTCTTACCATAATCATAGGTATATTGTATTTTGTTGATATATATGTAGCAATAGGTAAACCTCCTAATTGTATTCCACAGATTTTTATATTATCAGTATTAATCATATCAGAAAATAATAATCTACTCATAATTATTGAGTATATTTCATCTCCAATTTGTGCTAATAATTTAGGATGAGAAACTAAATTTTTCATATCATAATAATATTTAGAATAATTACCATTTTTTAATTTGAAATTTCCTTCTTTAATACAATTTGAATTTAATAAATTTGATATTATAGAATTCATATAATTTAAATAATAATAAATATTTTATTAATTTATATTTAATTACTTTTCAACCAACAATCTCTGCAAACAGCCATATATTGTTCATTTGCACCAACTAATATTTGCTCATCACTATCACAAACTCTTAATGTAAATGAAGCATTTTTAATATCTTTACATTTATTACAAACTGATTTTAAATGTTTTATATCATCTGCAATTGGTATAAGATCAATTAATTGTCCAAACTTGTTTCTTTTAAAATCACCTGATAATCCAAAAGCATAAATTGTTTTATTTGTAGTATCAACAATTGTTTTACAAAAATCATAAAGATCATTAAAAAATTGCGATTCATCAATTAGGATTATATCATATATATCTTTTAAATTATTTGTAAATTTCGTATAATAATCTGCTAATTTATCTAATGATATACAATTTAAATTATTTTTATTATGAGTATTTACAGAATTTTCACCATATCTACTATCTGATTTATGATTTATTACCAATACTTTTTTCTTTAATTTATATTTATTATATATTCTTATTAATTCAGTACTTTTACCAGAATACATTGGTCCCATTATTATATTCAAGTAACCCATAATTTATTATTTAATTATTATTAAATTATTCACTAAAAAATTTTAAATTAATTTAATTAAATCAAAATTAAAATTAATTAATTGAATTAATTAATTAATCAAATTAATAAATCAAAATTAAAATTAATTAAATTTATATTATATAAAATATGAATTTTATATTACCAGATGATCTTAATAGAATGTTTCCAATTATTATGCTTATTGTTAATATTATTTTAACTATTTCATTTAATTTACCAATTTATAATATAATCAATTTTTATTTTAATTTCAAAATTAATAATATATTGAAAAATAATGTTTTTAAACATTTCATGAAAAATAATAAACTACCAATTTTAGGTTATGGTATTAGACCTAAAGGAGCAAGTGATTGTGGTAATTTTAGAGCAAGTTTATTTAATTCATCAATTAAACCTAAATTATCAAAATCATATGGTTTTCCATCAGGTCATTCTCAAACAGCAGGTTTTTTTATCGCATTCATATATAATAATTTTAGTAATAATTATAATATATTATTACCTTCATTAGTTTATTCGCTATATTCCGCATATTCAAGAGTAATATTAGGGTGCCATACTATTGAACAAGTAATATTTGGATATATATTTGGTATTATTTCTTATTATTTATTAGAATTTATATATTTAAATATAATTAAATTAATAAATTATATTTTATTTAAATTTAAAAATAATAAAAATCAAAATAATAAAAATCAAAATAATAAAAATACAGAACAATATAGATAGAGAAATGTATAATAATTTATAGATTATTCAACATATGCTAATGCTCCTATTCCATCTGATATTCTCAATATATTATAGTTTGTTGCAAATATTAATATATCTTCATCTTCTAATACATCATCAAATTTTAATTCTGCTTTTGCAACTTTATAAAAATTTAAGAAACCTGATGGTTGATGTTCTTCTGGATGTAATGCAAATGAATATAAATAAACTTTCTTTTCTCTATTTAGTGGTACATTTGTATGATGATTATGTGATTGTATAGTTCTAAAGTATGATGCATTTCTTTTTGTAAATCTTTCATTACCTTCTAATATTATAGTTGCTTTTGAAAAATGTTCATAATATTCATCTGTAAATAAATGTTCAGTAAAATTTTTTGCATTTGCTGTATAATTAAAATAATCATTACCATTATTATGTGCTCCTCCATCTATATTATTAATTGGGTTTATATTATCTGTGCCAGTAGGTTCAGTTTCTCCTAATTTTTTTCCTCTACAAACCCATATAATTTCTTTTACATAATGATTATAATTTAATTGATGCGTTGTATTTAATTTTTGTGGTCCATTAAATTGTACTTGTTCAATTAGATATTCATGTGATCTTTGAGCAAATCTCTTCTTTTCATCAGAATCTAAATAAATTAAATCACCATACAATTTTACTTTTGGTACTTTTGTTTGTTCTATACCTTTCCCATTGCAATTAATCAAATAATTTAAATTCCTAAATTTTAATTCTAAAACAATATTACTATATTGTAATGCTATAAGTGGTAATGCTAAACCAGGATTTCTACAAAACCAAAATTGTAATGGCATATACATTCTTAGAATAGGAGGTATTTTTTTAGTTTTTGCTGATCTTAAATATAATTCTTTTCCATGATGTTTATTAATCATTCCATCTTCAAATAATTTATAATTTGTTAGTTCATTCCATATATCAAACCATTCAGAATAGTGTTTATCTAAAATTTGATTATCTATTTTAATTGTTGCTTCTTTTACAAATGCATATGCTGTAGCATTTGTCCAATTAATATAACCAGATGTATCAGGTGCTTCTGTACCAGATAAATCTATTTCTAAATATAAATTATGTAGTAAATCACCACCACTTTTAGGAATATTACATGTAGCAACTGATTCTGCAGTAGTTATATTATTATTAAAATTAAATTGTACTGATTCAATTGCAAAATTTGTATGTCTAAAATATACTGATTTAAAAAATGTTATTTGAGGATTACCTATTAAATATGAATCACTATCTGAATGCATCATTTGAATTATTCCTCCTACCATTTTATTTATTTTAAATATATTTATTAATTCTTTTTAAATTCTATTTAAATATTACAATTAAAATATTAGATAATAAATATATTTAAAATATATATATTTTATTAAAATAAATGAGTTTTAGAGATATTGAAACAGATTATTTAACTATAAGAAAAGGTTCATTATTTGAAACAGATTTAATTGTTGATGGAAATTTAGATATTAGTGGTACTGCTATTATAAGAAATCAATTAGATATAGTTGATGAAGGGGTTATAAGAATTTTTCAAGAAAGAAATGGTCCAGAAGATGTTAGTAATAATTCTATTGAATTTATATACCCTGGAAGCAAAAAATTAGATAGTAGTGGAGCATTTATAGGATTTGAACATACAGATTTATCAGGTGGAACAATTGTTATTGGAGGAAATCTTCATGTACATGGAGATTCTAGAAATAGAGAAATTTTTCAGTTAGATGTCAGTGGTGGAATTGTATTTTTAAATATTAATAACGAAACTTTTAGTTCATCAAGACACCCAGATATAGGGTTTGTAGGTCAAACAAGCAATCTCAATAGTGGTGCAACTTTAGGAAAAAATGATGCTTTTTATCATGGTTTAGTATTAGATTATACTTCTGGTTCTGATGTGAGTGGTAGAGATAAAATATTTAAATTATTTCAAGGTGTATCTTTTAACGATTTAGACCCAAATAGGAACGATTTAGAAAAACCAGTAGGAAATAATTACATTGATGCTTTAGATGATCCAGATCAATTTGAATACGGTAATTTACATATTGGTAAATTATCAATTTCTAAAAATAGTGATTTAGCAAGTTTTGATATATCAGGAAATGTTGATATATCTGGAGAACTAAAAGTTATGAATGGAAATGTAGGTATTGGAACGAATTCTCCTACAGTCAAGTTAGATGTATCTGGCAGTACTTTATTAAGACAAAAAACAGATATAAGTGGACACCTAGACGCAAGTGGTGTTACTATTGCAGACAAATTAGAAGTTGCTAAGAAAACAACTTTACAAAAAACAGATATAAGTGGACACCTAGATGCAAGTGGTGTTACTATTGCAGACAAATTACAAGTTTTAAAAAAAACAACTTTACAAAAAACAGATATAAGTGGACACCTAGATGCGAGTGGTGTTACTATTGCAGATAATTTAGAAGTTTTCGGTTCAACTATTTTACAAAATATAAATATAAATCAAACCCTATATGTAAATAATGTTAATATATCTAATGAATTAGAAGTTGCTAAGAAAACAACTTTACATAAAACAGATATAAGTGGACACCTAGATGCAAGTGGTGTTACTATTGCAGGACACCTAGATGCAAGTGGAGTTACTATTGCAGATAAATTAGAAGTTGCTAAAAAAACAACTTTACATAAAACAGATATAAGTGGACACCTAGATGCAAGTGGTGTTACTATTGCAGGACACCTAGATGCAAGTGGTGTTAGTATTACACATTCATTAGATATTTCTGGAAATTTAAATGTTGGTAATGATTCTAATAAAGAGGCATCTATAATGCTAGATGCTTCTGGTAAATTAATATTTAATCAATCTATAGATACTTCAGGTATTATTAGTTTTGGTAATTTAAATGATAATTCAGGTAATCCTGCATTTGTAATTAATAGAAGTATTTTACCAATTACTGATTCATCAGGAGTTATTAATAGTAAAGGTCAGTTTATATCAAATCAATTACATGATATCCGACCTACAATAGATTTAGGTTCTGAAGAGCATTTTTTTAGACATATATACGTATCTGAAGGAACACTTAAATTTGTGTCGCAAATAGAAAATAATGATGATACACAAACTAGAACCATCACAGATGCAATTTCAATGGAAAATGGTAAAGTAAAAATTTCTGATGCAATAATAGATAGTCATTTAGAAGTTAGTGGAAATTTAGATGTAACAGGGATAACTACATTAAATGATAAAGTAGGTATTGGTAAAACTGACCCATCTGGTATGTTAGATGTATCCGGTGGTATTATAATAGGTGATAATGATATTGGTAATATACCCGGAGCAATTCGTTTTACAGGAACAGATTTTGAAGGTAATTTAGATGGAAATAATTTTTGGTTGTCACTTACTAAAGGTGCTGGTGGTGGTGGTAATACAAATGGTAAATTTTTAATTGATTCTAAAACTATAGATGATAAAGAAGAAGTTTCTTTAATTATAGATAATAATTTAGATGATTATGAATATTTTGAAATAGTATGCATAGATATATCTGGTAGCGAAGATGGATATATTCTATTAAATTTTATTGATAATAGTAACATAGATATAAGTGGTAATGGTTATAGTTCAAGACTTGATGTTTCACATATTAATCAGATTGAAGAATCCGCAAATGTAACTATAGATGATATTAGTGGAAGCATATTAGGAATTACTTCAATTAATGGAAGACAAAATATATCTGCTCGTATATTTGGATTAAATAAAAATACTGAAAAATATATATCATTTGAAAATATTGGAAAATATAGAAATACAAATAATTCATTATTTCAAACTGGTAATTCTTCTTTATTACAAGCAGAAAAATGTAAAGGTATTAAAATTAGAAATATTAATTCAGAATATCAATCCAATCAAAATGCTGGAAATATTAAAGGAACATTTTTACTGTACGGATATACAATGACTCCAGACGCAATTGACCGTGTAGGTGTACCTCTACCAATTAATCAGACCAAGGAAAAAATATTACAATCTACTGGTTCTTCATTAACTTATACTGATAATTTATCAGATTTAATTAAAAGTAATATAAATAAAGTAGGAAATCTAGATAGTTTAACTGTAACAGGAGATTTAACTATTGGTGAAGACTCAACCGATTTAATGGTTATTAATAGTAATGCTGAATTTAAAGGAACGCTAACTGTAAATGGTGAATCAGTAAGCGGAGGAGGTGGTGGAGGTGGTGGAGGTGGTGGAGGTGGTGGAGGTGGTGGAGGTGGTGGTTCTGGTATTGTTAATAATCGTATTGACGGAGATTTAACTATTGGTGAAGATTCCAATGATTTAATGGTTGTTAATAGTAAAACTAAATTCTCAAATGATCTTGATGTTGGAACAGATTTAGTAGTTTCTAAAACTATTAGTGCTAAAAATGTTAATGAAGATATTAGAAATAAAGCATATACCTTAAATAATAAAATTGATACACATAATGATTCTTGGACACAATTAGGACAAGATTTTGTTGGAGACTCTGGTGAATGGAATGGTTATTCAGTATCATTAAGTGCAGATGGAACAATTGTTGCTATTGGTGCTCCTGCACATGATGCGGATAACGCAGGTGATCCTGATCCTTATGAAGGTAGAACAAGAATTTATCAATATTCTTCTAATACTTGGACTCAATTAGGACAAGATTTAATTGGAGATGATGGTGATACTATTGGTTTTTCAGTATCATTAAGTGCCGATGGAACTATTATTGCTATTGGTGCTGCGTATCATGATGTTGATCACGCAAATAATTCTAATAGTAATGAAGGTAGAACTAGAATTTGGAAATATAAAACTGTTTCAGAATCAGAATGGAAATCTCCTAATATATTTATAGCAACTGTAGGGCAAACAGGAGGGGGTGATAATAATACAACAGGTGGTGACAGAGGGGAAGCATACTCTTCAACAACAAAATATTGGATACAGTTAGGACAAGATTTAGTTGGAGATGATGGTGATTATAGTGGTTTTTCAGTATCATTAAGTGCCGATGGAACAATAGTTGCTATTGGTGCTTTTAACCATGATATTGGTTCTGATAGTACTACTAATGAAGAAGAAGGTAGAACAAGAATTTATCAATATTCTTCTAATACTTGGATACAATTAGGTCAAGATTTAGTTGGAGATGCTGGTGATTATAGTGGTTATTCAGTATCATTAAGTGCAGATGGAACAATTGTTGCTATTGGTACTTATCATCATGATGTTGGTTCTGATTATACTACTAATGAAGGTAGAACAAGAATTTATCAATATTCTTCTAATACTTGGATACAATTAGGACAAGATTTAGTTGGAGATGCTCGTGATTGGAGTGGTTATTCAGTATCATTAAGTGCAGATGGAACAATTGTTGCAATTGGTGCAATTATTGGAGATTTTAGTAATGGTAGAACAAGAATTTATCAATATTCTTCTAATACATGGACTAAATTAGGACAAGATATACTTGGAGATAATGGTGAACGAAGTGGTTATTCAGTATCATTAAGTGCAGATGGAACAATTGTTGCTATTGGTGCTCGGAATCATGATGTGGATTACGCAAATAATAATAGTAGTAATGAAGGTAGAACAAGAATTTATCAATATTCTTCTAATATTTGGTCTCAATTAGGACAAGATTTAATTGGAGATGATGGTGATCAAAGTGGTCATTCAGTATCATTAAGTGCCGATGGAACATTTGTTGCTATTGGTGCTTATAACCATGATGGTAATAGAGGTATAACAAGAATTTATCATTTAAGTGAATATTTTAAATCAAATGTTAAAATTGATAATGATTTAAATGTTGTAGGAGATGTTAATATAGAAGGAAAAATAAAAGGAGATTTAGTAATTGGTGAAGATGCAAATGATTTAATGGTTGTTAATAGTAATGCTGAATTTACAGGGTCTCTAACTGTAAATGGCGAATCAGTCAGCGGAGGAGGTGGTGGAGGTGGTTCTGGCATTGTTAATAATCGTATTGATGGTGATTTAACTATTGGTGAAGACTCAACCGATTTAATGGTTGTTAATAGTAATGCTGAATTTACAGGGTCTCTAACTGTAAATGGCGAATCAGTCAGCGGAGGAGG